GATATTGATACGGATTTTCAAGCAACAAAAAAAGATCGTATTATCTCTGATATTACAAAATTCTTTGAAGATATTGGTGGTAATGTTGTTCGTATTGCTACTTTTGGAACAGAAACAAGTAAGGCGGCAATTCATTCAGCTTGTCGAGGGTTGGGGTATGACCAAGAAACAGGAATGTATTTATCTTCACTCATTCCAGTTGATAGAGGTCAGGTTCGTTCTCTTGACAAATGTTATAATGGTGATGATGAAAAAGATCCTGTTACTCAGTTTGTAACAGAAATGAAAAATTATAAAGATGTGTGGGAAGTTGCAAGAAATATTGAAGGACTTATTAGTCGTCGCGGCAGCCATGCTTCTGGGATACTTATTACTAATGATGATTTCACAAATCGTAATTGTTTTATGCGTGCTCCAAATGGTGTATTAACATCTCAATTTGATCTTAAAGATAGTGAATATATGGGTGGTCTTAAATATGATCTACTTGTTACTGATGCTCTTGATCGTATTTCAGTTGCTCTAAATCTTCTTAAATTATATGGTTATATTGAATGGAAAGATAATTTACATGAAACATATAATTATTATTTAAATCCAACAAAATTAGATTATAAAACAGAACAAATGTGGCAAATGGCCGCATCTGGAAAAGTTTTTAATTTGTTTCAATTTGATACAATAGTCGGTGGTCAAGCAATTCGTGCAATTCAACCTAGATCTCTATTAGAATTAGGACAAGCAAATAGTCTTATGAGACTTATGCCGGAAGGAAGAGATGAAACTCCAGTTCAAGAATTTGTAAAGTATAAGAATGACATGGATTTATTCTTTGATGAAATAAATTCTTTACCAGGTCCAGAAAATCAAAAACAAGCACTTATAAAACATCTTGAACCACTTAAAGGTGTTGCAGATAGTCAAGAAAGTTTAATGATGTTGGTTATGGATAAGGAACTAACTAATTTTTCAGTTCCAGATGCTAACTTCTTACGTAAAACAATCTCTAAAAAACTAACTAGAGATGTTGATAAGTTGCGTGAATTCCTTTATAAAAAAGGAGAAGAGAATAAAGTTTCTAAAGCAATTATAAATTATATTTGGAATGTACAAGCCGCAAGGCAAATGGGGTGAGTAACGATTGCCCAGTAACTTTTTTACCGTTAGCTAACGGGGTCTACATAAAGTAGGCTAACGAGGAACCCTAAGCTATATAGTATGGGAATCTCGTGGGAAGATTTTTTTGGAGGAATAAAATGTATTACATTTATTGTTATACAAATAGGCTAAATAATAAAAAATATGTTGGAAAAACAAATAATATAGATAGAAGAAAAATAGAGCATTTGAGCAATGCTTTTAATAAAAAAAGTAAAGATTATAACTTACTTTTTCATCAAAAAATTAGACAATATGGAATAGAAAATTTTAATTTTGAAATACTAAATAAAACTGAAAACAAAAAAGAGATAAATGATTTAGAAATTTTTTGGATAAGAGAATTAAAATGTTTTATAAAAGAAAATCAAGGATACAATTTAACAATAGGCGGAGATGGTAATTCTTGTTCAAAACTTTCTGAGACAGAAATTCTTAAAATAAAAGAATTAATAACTTCAGGAATTGAATATAATTTAATAGTTGACCAATACAACATTAGTAAAACTTTCATTAGTAATATAAATTATGGAAAATTCTTTTTTAATGAAAATATAACATACCCTCTTTTCCAATATAGGTTTCATGAAAATAAATATTTAGAACTCTATAATTTATTGGTAAATACAAAATTAACATTTACTGAAATATCAAAAGAATTAAGTATAAGTTATGCCACAATTAAAAAATATAATTTAGGTCTTTTAAGAAAAAATGAAAATTATAATTATCCAATTAGAAAACTTTCATCAGCTCAAATGAAAGCAGAAGAAGTAAAAAATTTATTGCTCAATTCTAATCTTAGCCTTTTAGAAATTGAAAAAAAGTGTAAAGTGTCTAGTAAAACAGTTAAAAGAATAAACTGTGGAGAAAGTCATAATGATAAAACACTTTCCTATCCTTTAAAAAAATAACCTGTATCGACTATCTCCCCCAAAGGAGAGTAAGGTTGTTATTAGCACACAACTTGAAAAGGAAGTTCGGCATTTATGCCGTAAGAAATAGTCAGTTCTAATGGAAACATTAGAGAAAATGATTCGTTTAGTTTACCTCATCTTATGGCATATAGTACAATTGCAGTTCAAGAAATGAATCTCGCATATCACTACCCAATTATCTTCTGGAATACTGCTTGTCTTATTGTAGATAGCGCGGGCATTGATGAAAATGAAAGTTTTGATGATGAAGAAGAGGATGAAGAAGTAGAAGCAATCCCAGATGAAGAAGATGATTCAATGGGAGATGTACTTGATGGTCTTTTAGAAAAACCAAAAAAGAAAATAAAGAATGTAAATTATGGAAAAATTAGTTCAGCAATTGGAAAAATGATTGAAGCTGGAATTGATGTAAGTTTACCAGATATTAATCGTTCTCATTTTACTTTCACTCCTGATGTAGAACAAAATACAATTATTTTTGGTCTTAAAGGAATTGCAAAAATTAATACAGATTTAGCAAAAGATATAATTAAAGGACGTCCATACAGTTCTCTTGATGATTTTCTTGAAAGAATAAAGATTAATAAAATTCCTACTATAAATCTTATAAAATCTGGAGCATTTGATAATCTTGAAAAGAAACCAAGAGAGAAAATAATAGAGTATTACATTGATAGTATTTCTGATAAAAAGAAAAAGTTAACAATGGCTAATATTCCAATGTTGGATAAGTACGGAATCATTCCTATAGAATTTGATTTTGAAAGAAGATTATTTAACTATAATAAATACTTAAAAAAGAATAAGGCTGGAGAATATTATAAGATTGATAAACTAGCTTTTGAATTTTATGAACAGAATTTTTCAATTGATAATTTATTATTTAAAGATGGAGATTACTTTATTTCTCAAAAAGTATGGGATAAGATTTATGCCGTAAGGACAGATAAACTTAAAAACTACTTAAAGAATAGTGATGAAGTATTAAATAAATTAAACAACATTTTATATCAAGAAGTGTATGATAAATATGCTAAAGGATCAATTAGTAAATGGGAAATGGACAGTGTTAATTTTTACTACCATGACCATGAAATGATAGATGTAAATTTTGATAAATATGATATAAGAGATTTTTCAACACAAGGAGAAAATCCAATAATTCAAAAAATTATTAGTTTTAAAAATGGAAACAAAGTTCCAATATATGAATTATGGAGAATTGCTGGAACAGTAATTGATAAAAATAAAATAAAACATACTGTTACAATATCTACTCCATTTGGCGTTGTTGATGTAAAAATTTATAAATCACAATTTTCAAAGTATGATAAACAGATTGCTGAAAAGCAACCAGATGGAACTAAAAAGATAGTTGAAAGATCATGGTTTACTCGTGGAAATAAATTAATGTTTACTGGTATTAGAAGGGAATCTAACTTTATTCCTAAAGTATACAAAAGTGGAGAATATCTATATCCAATTCAATTAATAGAAAATATAGAAGATAATGGGGATTTACATTTTAAACCAATGAGGGATGAATAATATGAAATGTTTTACGTGTAAAACAGAAATGAAGTGTACTAATGATGTTGTTTATGATTTGAGAAGAATAGATTGGCTAATATGCCCAAAATGTGGATCTGTTTCTGAAATAATTTATGATATTAAAGATAATTTTATAACTGGAGTAACTTGGTATAGAGATGGTCCAGTGAGGTAAATATGGCAATAGGAGTTTATGATTACGACCTTCTTTTAAATAGAAAAAAACTATTTTTAAATTTAGAAGCTATGAAAATAGCATCATATTATAATAAGAAAAAAGAAAACATTGTTTTAGTTGATAATTGTAAAAGAGCAAATGATTTTGAAGAATTTTTTGTTTTTAGAAATACAATGCCAAGAAATTCTAGAAATACAGAAGATAGAACTCCCAAATTTTATCCAGGTGAAAATATAAAACATGTTGGATTAGCTTATAGTGGAGGGATTTATTTACCAATGGAAAAGAAGTTTGAAATAGAAAATCCTTTTCCATATCTTTATTCAGATTTTTTTAGAAAAAAATTAGATAGTAAAGAATTATCATTTCTTCAAATAGAAAAAATATTAAATTCACATTTTATTCGATTGCGCGCGGGTGATCATGAATTAGATTTATTTAAATTAACTAGAAAAGAGTCAGCTTATTTATATGATTATAAAATAGAACAAGTAACAGACTGGTATGAAAAACTGAAGTATATAAGAGAAAATTTAGTTAAAGATGCTAAATTACAAAAATTTAAAATTCAAAATGGATTTGAATTTACATCATTTGAAAATATTAAAAAATTAAGTAAAATTCAAGGTTTTAAATCTGATGATGTTAACTTAATTTATCCTTGTTCTTATAAAGAGTTTAAAGATCAATTTATAGAAATTGCTCCTTGGGTTTCATCCAGAGATGGAATAAGGTATCATTATGGTGATAATATTAATTCATTAAATGATAGTGAAATTGTAAATGATTTATGTTTAGCAATAAATAAATATTTTTTTACTAAAAGTATTGGAAAAGCTTGTAGTTTTATAGTTAGTGAAAATTGTGAAAATTCTCATTTAAATAAATTACAAAAATCTTTTCAATATTGGACAGACTTGAGAATTGCAGATAAAACATTTATAGAATATGCAAAAGATAGACATAGAGGAAATTTTGAAGAATTATATAGTTTCATTTCTTCTACTCCCTATAAAAAACAATTTGATAGATTATCTAATATAACTAAAAATGAAGTAAAACATTCAGGGTGGTATTATCATGTCTAGTAATGAGATAGTAAGTGAAAGAAAGATAATAGAAGAACATTTCAAAAAGAATGTAAATATTACTACAGGACAATTAGTTGCAAGTGCAAAAATGGAATATGAGGAAAAAATGAAAGAACTTCAAAAAAAATGTCCTCATATTTGGGATAGTGGAGAGTATGCAATTCAAAAATTAAATAAAGGGAGTATATGTGTAATTTGCAGAAAGAAATTTGACGCAGATTAAACCAGTGATAAAAATGGAAATGATTAGTATTGAAGAACTCTTCCAAGCATTAATGGATGCTAAACCTACAACTTTTGATGATTATACTGAACTAAAAAAGTATAAAAATAGAGAACTTTATTTAGAAGGTGTTGATTCTGATAGTTGTAAAGAGCTTGTAACATTAATTTTAGATTTTAATCGCGCAGATGCTGATATAGTTCAACATATGAGAAAACCAATTCTTTTATATATCAACTCTGGTGGGGGAAATGTAACAGATGGATATGCGCTTATGGATGTAATTTTAATGTCAAAAACTCCAGTTCATACAATTTGTATTGGTTCAGCATATTCAATGGGAGGAATGGTTTTTTTAGCAGGTCATAAACGAATTATGTACCCAAGATCTTCAATAATGTTACATCAAGGAGCAGCCGAACTAAGAGGTGATATTGGAAAGCTAAAAGATGGAATGAAATTTGTAGATAATTTGGTAAAAATTGGAGATGATTTCGTATTAGAAAGAACTAAAATTCCATTACCCTTGTATGAACAAAAACAATTTAATGATTGGTTTTTATGCGCTAGTGAGTGTTTAGAATTAGGAATTACAGATGAAATTGCAACATCTCTTTATTGAGATTAGGAGGAATTTTGGATATAATAAATTGGCTTGGAGAAAATAATAAAATTGGTATTGATATTTGGGAACAAAAATATCGTTATAATAATGAAAGTTTTGATAATTGGTTAGATAGAATATCAAATGGAAATGAAGAAATTCGTAAACTTATTTTAGAAAAGAAATTTTTATTTGGCGGTCGCATTTTAAGCAATCGTGGACTTCATAAAATAGGTAAAAAGATAACATATTCTAACTGTTTTAATTTAGGAGAGCCTGATGACACAATTGAAAGCATTTTTGATATTAATGGCAAGATGGCTCGGACATATGCTAGTGGCGGTGGTTGCGGGATCAATCTTAGTAAGTTACGTCCTAGGGGGGCTACTGTTAATAATAATGCTCGTACCTCTACAGGTGTTATACCTTTTATGGATATGTATAGTAAAACTACTGAAACAATTGGTCAGGAAAACAGACGTAAACTTGCTTAAAAAAATCACCGAAAATATATAGAGTAGGAGATAAACATGGATAAAGAAATTTTAGAAAAATATATTAGAGAAGGAAAGACTCAAAGAGAAATTGCTCCTTTAATGAATGTTAGTAAAAGTACTGTTGGATATTGGACACAAAAATATGGTTTTAGTAATTTGACTCAAAAAGTAAAAATAGATTATAAAAATGAACTATTATTTAATAAGATAGATAGCCCTGAAGCGGCATATATTCTTGGTTATACTTTGGCAGATGGTTATATTGATGAAAAAAGTATTCAATACAGATGTGCTATTAAAGATAAAGAAATTTTAAATTATATTTCATCTATTTTAGGTGGCAATGTAATTGAAGATTTAACACTAAATAAATCTCAAAAAAAATTTCCAAATGCTACTTTAGGTATTCATAATAAAAATATTATTACCGATATTTTAAAACATGGGTCAAAAAAAGAAAATAAACATATTCCAATAATTCCAAAACATTTAGAAAGATATTTATTGCTTGGTTTTTTTGATGGAGATGGTTGTATAACTTGGGGAAAAAGAATTGATAGAAACCGGATTTGGCAAAAAATATCTTTTACTGCTTCTTATAGTTTATTAGATGGAATTCAAAAAATTCTTGAGAAACAATGCGATATCTCTTCATCAATAAAACCAAAAGGTAAAGAAAAATGTTTTGTACTAGAATTTGCTAATAAAAAATCAGTATTAAAATTTCTTGATTTTATTTATCCAAAAAACGATGTTTTCTTAATTTTAAAAAGAAAATATGAAAAAGCAAATGCCCTGCGTCTTGAATTGGGTGAATTCGGTGAAGACCCACGAACACCGAGCGAAGCTACTGAAGAAATAGCAGTAGAACGTGTAGAGACTAGCAGTTGAGGAAACAATAAGACTGCAATAGCGCCCGAGCACTAAAAGTGTAAGATATAGTCCATTAATGGGGGCTTTAATGATAAGTCTTCCAATTGATCACCCAGATATTGAAGAATTTATTAGTTGTAAAGCAAATTTAAATAGTGTTTTAAAAGCTAATATTTCAGTTATGATTAGTGATAATTTTATGAAAGCAATTGAGAATGATGAACAATGGAATCTTGAGTTTATTGTAGAACAAACTGGGGAAATAATTATTAAAACTAGACGAGCTAGAGATATTTTTAAATCAATTGCAGAGCAAGCTTGGGACAATGCTGAACCTGGAGTTTTATTTAAAACTAGAATTGATAAATATAATTTAATGAGTGAAATTGAAGAATATGAGATAACTGGAACTAATCCGTAAACTAAAATGCGGATGTAAAAATGGGTGAATTGCTGGAAACCCCTTAGAGCCTTAGATACCAAAGTGTAAAAATTCTAAGGATTGGGCAATCAGCAGCGAAGTCGCAAAAGCGAAACGTTCAACGACTAAGATTTTAAAAAATTTGAGGAGTTCAGTTTTACTGGACTAAGGAGAAAATAATATGAAATTAAATCATACAGAATTAAAAAGTTTTTTCTACGGAACATTATTGGGAGACAGCTATATTTGTAATGGAGTATTTAGTTGTAAACAAATAACAAAAGATTTAGTATATTTTAAAGCAAAAATTATTAAAGATTATTTGCCAGATGCTAAAGTTTCAATATCAGAATTTGAAGGGTATACTGATAAAAACGGTGTTAATCATCAAAAATATTATCAATTAAATGCTTCTGGCTCTGAATATATTAAAAAACTAAATCAATTGTTTTATCCAAAGGGAATCAAAATATATCCAACAGAAATTGTAAATCATTTAACTCCACTAGGTTTTGCAATGTGGTATGCAGATGATGGAACAACAATATTAGTTGGTAAAAATGAAGCAACAACAAGTGCTTCAAGTCGTAGAATTCAATTTTGTAGTGATGGTTTTACAAGAGAAGAAAACTTAGTCCTTCAAAAAGAAATGATAAATTTAGGTTTTGATTGTAAAATAATTGAAAGAGCAAGAAAAGACCAAACAAGAATTCAAATTTCTACTAAAGATGGACAAAAATTATTTTGTGAAATTGAAAGATATTTTAATTATTTTCCTGAGATGTTATATAAACTTGATATGGGGTATCGTTTAGAAAGTCTAAATAATAAAAGATATGTAAGTGAAGATTATAAAAATCTCTTTTTTAGAATTAGTGCCCATCCCCAATTTATTGATAGAATGATTGGGCGATGATATAGTCTAGACCACAACGAGAAATCGGCTTAGGAAACTAAGTGTGGTAGGGTGGAGAAATACCAATGCCAAGTATGTCTGCTTGTTTATTGGGAAGTATAAACCTTTCTGAATATGTTATTAATCCATTCACTAAAGAAGTATATTTTGACTATGACTCTTTAATAGAAGATATTATTATTTATGTAAGAGCATTAAATGAATGTCTTGAAGAAAATACTCCTTTTATGCCATTAAGAGAACAAGAAGAAGCTGCTCGAAAATATAGAGCAATTGGACTAGGTTATTTTGGTGTAGGAGATATGTTTATTAAAATGGGAAAGAGATATGGTTCTGAAGAATCAATTGAGATTGCAGATAAAATCTCTAGTGAAGTAGCTACTGCGGCACTACTAGCAAGTGCTGAATTAGGAGAAGAATTTCCAATTCCAAAAATTATAATTGATAATATGATAAAATTTTGGGGTAGTGATTTTTATAAAGAACATATTGACAAAGATATAAGAATTCTTCCAGTAAATACATCTTTACTCACTTGCGCGCCCACAGGAAGTCTTTCAACAATGCTTGGAGTTTCTGGTGGGATTGAACCAATTTTTTCACTAAAAATGTGGAGAAAAACAGAGTCACTTAATGGTGGAAAAGAAACCTATTATGAAATAGATGTTCCTGTTATTGATGAATGGAAAAGAATAAATAAAATTAAAGAAACTCCAGATTGGATTTTAAAATCAACAGCATTAGAACAAAATATTTCAGAAAGAATACACATGCAAGCAGCATGGCAAAAACATATAGATAATGCTATCTCCTCAACAGTTAATCTTCCAGAAAAAACAACTGTAGAACAAGTTGAACAACTTTATACAGATGCTTGGAAAAATGGACTTAAAGGAATCACTATTTATAGAAGTGGATGTAAGCGTGGAGCTATTCTTACAGCAAAAAAAGAAGATTTAGAAACTCTCTCAAAAGAAGAAAAAGAAGATATAGTAGAAGAAATTAAAATGAAATGGGGAGAAATAATTCCCTGTTCTGATAATCTAATTGGACTCAAAAGAAAAATAATGACAGGTTGCGGCAGTCTCCACATTACTGCTCATTTTGATTGGGATGGTAATTTTAGAGAAATATTTCTTAATAAAGGTTCAGATGGTGGATGTAATGCATTTATGGTTGGTCTTTCAAGAAGTATGAGCCAAGAAGCTAGGGCTGGTATTCCTCTTGATAAAATAGTTCAACAACAATTTTCAGTTCCAGCTTGTCCATCATATGTTAGTAGAACAGCAACTAAACATGATACGAGTCGTGGTAAAAATTGTCCAAGTGCAATAGGTTATGCTTTATTAGAAATGCAAAAAGAAATAGATAGTATTTTTAAAAAAGATGAATTTAAAAGTACAATAGTTGGACATCAACCAAAAGGTATGAAAGAAGAACTCGTTGAAGCAAGAGAATTTGCTGAAACAACTCAATATGGAAAAACTGAACAACAATGTATTGATGAAGGTATTTGCCCATTATGTTATAAAAGAGGAGAAGTAGTAGATCTTAAAGCCAGTGGTGGCTGTTATACTTGTGATAAATGTGGATTTACGAAATGTGATTAATGCAAAGTAAATTTGATGCAAAATATTATAGAGTTACTTTTACAGATTGGGATGGATTTAATATTCCTGCAAGTATTATACACTCTGCAATAAATAGACCAATGGTAAGGGAGGTAGATTTTATTATAGATGATTTAGAATATGATGATTTGAGATTAGTTATGGTAATAGCTTATGCTTATGGTGCAGCTCCATCAGGAATTAAATTTAGATTAAGTATTCCAAGAAAATTAAATGTAGAACTCCCATTACCAATTGAGGTATTTATAAATGATTAAGTTTGAATATATTTTTGATTTAATTGGAGAGGAAGATAAAAGTGATAATTGAAAATATAGAAGATTTAATGTTGGTTATTGGAGATTTATATAAAAATAATAAAATTGAATCAGATGAATATGATGAAATAATTGATAATTTATACAATATAAAATTTATGTTGGAGGATAAAGGAGTATTATGAAATTTGTATATAAGATTGAATATCCACGAAAAGTGATTGCTATTGGACGTAGTGAACATGGAAAAGAATACCGTGGAGTAGCTATTTGCGCAGAAGGAGATACCTTTGATGTAAATAAAGGGAAACAGATTGCGCGAATGAAAGCAGAATTAAAACAATTGGAAAATATATTAAAAACTTCAGAAAAAGTTGCAGATACATATTTTGAATATGGTAATCGTATGGCCAGACGTAGAATGAAAGCGCACCTTGCAATGAAAAAGATTGAAGAAAAATTAGGTGAGTTTTAATGTTTAAATTTAAAATCAAATCAAAAAAAGCAGTAGAATCTTCAACAATTAAGGATTTTAAATTTTTATATGATATTATTTTAAATAATGTTTCAATAAAAGATATTGAATTAAATTGTCATTTATTAAATGATGATTATAAAAAGGAATATAATCCTAAAAACTCTTGGAGATATGCAAAATCATTTGAAGTCAAAGGAAAAGGTTATGATGGTGGTAAAAAACTTAATTTAAGAATTGATTATTGTGATGAAAAAATCTTTTTTAAATGTGATCCAGTTAAATGGACTGGAGAAATAGAAATTGAAGCAAGATATGCTGCTATTGTCTATCAAGATAAAATTGCTTTAATTATTGATTTTGGTAAAAATCAATTGGCAAAAGGTACAAATAGATTTTTTATAATTGATTTTGGTAAAAATCTTTTTAATATAAAAGGAGATAAGAAATGAAAGAACTAGAAAGAATTACAGAAATATATAAAGTAGATACAGAAGTTGAGGCAGCAAAACTTATTCAAGAAGCAAAAGATCAACAACTAAACGGCAATTATGAACTTACAAAATATGAAAGTAAATATCGTTGTAAAAAACAAAAAGGAGCTATAGTCGAAGAGTGGTATACAGTAACTCTTCAAAAAGATTTTGCTCTAGGAGAATAAATGAATTTAGAAGAACAAACCTTAGAATTTATTAATGAAATTTTAAAATTAGATGACGTTATTTTAGAAGAAGGATATAATGAATTAATAGAATTAATAGACCTAGAGAGTAGTTTTGAACAAGCTACTACTCAAAAAATTGCACACTGTAGAGCATACGGATTAACTGAAGATGATTTAATTGAAGAAAACAATGTAGCTAAAGAACTAATTGAAAAAGAATTTGAAAAACTATCTCCTATAAAAAAAGAATTATTCTCTCATATTATAAATTCAGGCGCGAGAATAAATAACTTAATTATTGAAAAAGGACTTTATCCAAAAATTAAAATTCGTGTTCAAAAACTATCTGACGATATTAATTTACCTGAATACGCACATGAAAAAGGAGATAGCGGCCTTGATATCAAATTATTAGAAGATATCATTCTTGAATCAAGAACAACTCAAAAAGTTAAAACAGGAATAAAAGTTGTAATACCTCTTGGTTATGAAATACAAATTAGACCCAAAAGTGGGGTATCTTTAAATTATCAAGATCTCATAATTGGAAATTCTCCAGGGACAATTGATTCAAACTTTAGAAAGGAAATTGAAATTATCTTAAAGAATATCGGTCCTGAAACAATGTTCTTTGGAAAAGGAATGAAAATTGCTCAAATAGTTTTAGCTCCTGTAATTAAATTAGAATGGGTAGAAATAGATGATGTTAATGTTTTTCCAACTTCACGTGTCGGAGGATTCGGGAGTACAGGGGTTTAATTATGACAAAACTCCAAATTAATGATATTAAAATAGAACTTTCCTTAAGAGGTTGGGTTTTATTAAGTTCAGAATATAAAAATTTAGATAATGAATTAGAAATGCTTTGTCCCGAAGGGCATAAAGTATTTATGTCACTTAAACAATGGAGAAAGAAAATAGAATGTCCTACTTGTTCAACTAATGTATACAATATAATAAAAGAAACTACTCATGTTCAAAAAAAAGCAAATACTTTTCGTATTTTAGCATTAGATGATAGTACAACCATTACTGGTTGGGCAGTCTTTGATAATCAAGAGTTAGTAGGATATGGCAAAATAGAAATGACACAAAAGACTCCAACAGAACGAATTGCGGCAATGAAACAATGGATGTTAAGTTTAGTAGCTAAATGGAAACCAGATATGGTAGCAATTGAAGACATACAACAACAAGAAAATATTCAAATTTTTAAAGTATTAGCACATCTTCAAGGAGTATTAATAAATGCTCTTTATGAAAATAAATATGAATTTGATATTATACATGTTGCTACTTGGCGCAGTCATTGTGAAGTAAAAGGAAAAACAAGAAGTGAATTAAAGAAAAGTGCTCAAGCAAAAATCAAAACTTGGTATGATGTAAGTGTAACCCAAGATGAAGCAGATGCAATTTGTATAGGACGTTGCGCAATAAGTGAATATGTAAGAAATAATGAATTTTGCGAATGGGAATAAAAAAAGGGGAGAGCAATTAAGCTCTCCCCTATTTTTTTTACTCTTTTTTATTCATTTCAGAACCTATCTGTATTATTAATCCATTAACCTCTCTCCAAGGTTGGTTAATGAGATAACTCATTATTTTTTCAACTAACTCAATTGAAAGTTCTATTTTATCATTATTCATAAATTTCTCCTTTCATCAATTATACTTTTTTATAGTATAAAGTTATTTTTAATCCTTTTGCCCCAGTCCCCGCAGAATCAATATCAAAAGTCAATTCATCATTATCAGTAAATGACGTTGTAGTTAAAGTTGCCGCAGTTCCAGAATATGATACTGTAGTCGTTTCATCTTGATCAAATCTAAGTTTATAAGTTGACATAATAGTTCCAGTTCCAGTTAAATTTATATCTACAATAACTTCTCCTGAAGTAGAAGCTGTTGATAAAGAAGCTCTTGGAGCTTTTGTTAAAGACATAGCAAAAGGAACTCTAATAGAAAATTTCCCAGTTCCAGTTGTTATTGAATTTGTTTCATCTGTTATCGTTAATATAATTTCTTGTTCAACTCCAACTATTTCAGTAGCATAAAGTTTTCCAGCTTTATCTACCATAAAATGAGGTGCTCCAGTTTCACCCCATGCAATTGTTCTATCTCCTCCTGCCCAAATTCTAACTGAATCTGAATTATCATATTCTGATGTTAATCCAACGCTATCGTCTCCAGCAGTTCCAACTGATAAAACATCATTTAACCATAGTTTCCCATTTGAATCAGTATATAATGTGATATTCCCAGAAACATCCCTCAATCTCATTCCATAAGCTGTAGGAGTATCTGGAGTTTCACCAGTATAAAATCTTCCAATTTGAACTCTTTCATGTGGAGTTGCTTGATCATCAAATACTTGTAATCCATATGTAGATGTTAATTTTACATAATCATTTTGAAGACCTATTTGTAAACCATTCCAATTCAATGACAATATAACATCACCACCTAATTGAAAATCTAATCCTTCATAAAAATATCTAACAAAAGAATCAAAAACAGTATTACCATTTGTATCTACGGCGTAAGCATAAATTCCATTCTCATTCCATAAGAATCTTTTATTATCACTATCAAAAATATCGACACTTTTAATATCTAAAAATCCATAAGAAGCTTGAGAAAGATTTACTCCATCTCCAGTAACAATAGGAACCCAAACTCTAACCCCACTACTGTCTAAACTATTTGATGAAAAAATTCCAGTTCCTGTTATTTTAACTTGCCCAGGGACAGTAGATCTTGTTTCTGTATTTGTAAGTGTAATACCATCTTCTCCCCAAACAACCTCATTATTGTTCCCAAGAGAAAAGATAAGTGCTCCAGCATTTGTTAAACTTTGTTGTAAAACAGTTTTTTCAATAGTTCTATCAGGAGAAACTATCGCTGCGGCCCTATTATACTTATCTTTTTTTGAAGACATTTGTTCACTTGATGTTACCATTCTTTGTAAAAAGTTTTCAAATTTATTTTGCATTAATATTCCTCCTATTAAGTATTTATAATTTCACCAATATTTTCATAATTGGTTATTGTTATTTTAGTTTTTTCAGGATTATCTAAATCAAACTCAATTTCAGAAATATATCCTTTAGTATTTGTTATTTTCAACTCTGGGTCATTAATTAAAACCTGTTTTCCTATAGTTGGTAAAAATGATTCAAAATCATCTAAACTAGATAAATCAACTATATCTACTTCATAGGTAATATTTGGTTTAGATGCTTTTAATAAAGCTTCTTTAGCATCTGCATAGATAAAATGAAGAGTAGTATTAATATCAAATTTAATACAATAATATGTTGAAAGATGAAGAGCATTTTCAGTTGTCTTAAAGGTTATCACAGAATATCCATCAAATACCTCATATATATAATCTGTATTATTAGTAAGATAAACTTCTTCTTCTCCTTCTCCTGGTGCTGAAACTATAATTAATAAACTACTTGGAAATACATTAATTTCATTTATAGTATATGTTCTTACTAGAGTATTAACACTCGCCTTGGTTAGAGTTTTTGTTTGTTCAACTCCAGTACTTAATAATTTATATTTTATTTCTAATGTAGTTACAACACTTAATAAAGTAGAACCAGTTTCTCCTAATTTATTATTATAAAAAGCTCCAGTTGATACTGGTTTAAAAACTAACCCATTTGTACTACTTCCATTATCACCATAAATTAACTCATAATCTGAATAATTAAAATATTCATATAAATATGTTGAACCATCTTTCACCCAAAGATGAATAGTTTCTAATTCTACATCATTTAAATTATCAGTTAAAATAAAACCAGTAATTGAAGTTGGTGTTGTTACAATAGTTTGATTATAGAAAGATTTATTATTTCTTTTTACTATATATTCAGAATTTTGCCAGTATCCTTCTTTAATAGCATAAAAAATAGAGTTTTCAAATGTATTTATTAATGTTTCTTTAGCAGTTAATAAATTATAAATATCTGTTTCTAAAGTTTCTAATTCCCCTGTTAAAGTTGTTAATTCATCTTCAATTGCAGTTAATTTAGATTGTAATGATTCAATTAGTGCTGTTTGTTTTAAATATAATTTATAAAGATAAGCAACTGGATTATAATGTAAATGAACTTGAATTGCCATATTAGAAGTAGGAACAGATGGATTAGTTGCAAAACTAAGTCCTATAACTGTATTTGGATCTTCTACATCATATATATAAGTAGGACTTACAGTAACAGAACCTCCATCTAATTGTTTAAATTCAAAAGTTCCATAGGTCGCACCAAGTCTAGCAGAAACATCTATATAATAAGTATCATCATCTTCTAATTTAACAATAAACATAGTAAATGGAAGTTCTTGCGCGCCACTAGGATATAATTCTGTTTTAGTTACAAGATCTCCTCTAACTTTGTCTGCTCCAGCAATTTGATAATCAATAAATTTAAAATCAGTTATTAGTTGTTCATATCTATTTGTTTTATTATTAAACTCAAATGACATTGGAGCATATTGAAGATTTGATTCTCTTAAATCATCTTGAAAAGCTAGAAAATTATCATAATCTGCTTGAGAGATAATTCCTACATCTCTTAAATAATCAAAATTATAAATAAAATCTTCCATTATGAAGTTTTGAGGAGCATTACTAATAACCATTACTCCATTATCATCATATTCACTATCAATTGGATCAACATACATTTTAGTAATAAAATCTTTATTATCAACTGTTCTTGAAAGATTATTTAAATTAATAGTATAATTTAAACTAAAAGATGGATTTTCTTCAATTTCTTCTTTAAATACAACCGTTCTTCCAATAACTTGATAATAGTCATTATAAGTATATTCAAAAGTAACTTGCACTTGAAATTTTTCACCTATTGTTTGTAAAATATTATAAATATTATTTTTTTCAATTGTTAAAATTCTTGCTTTTTCTATAGGATCTCCACAAACTGGTTGCCAGATTTCTTCAGTTGTACTTGACAAAGTTTTTATAAGTTCCCAATAATTAGTATCACTTAATGAATTTGCAAGGTTCCCATTTGATAAAGATTTATAAACATTTACTCCACCAATTGCTCTTGCATATTCTTCAAATTTATAAGTGGTTCCAAAACTATATTCTGGAACCACCCCAAAATTATAATCAATAATATTTTGTTTTTCATATAATTTATAATCTGTAGTATCTACTCTATAAGTCCATCCCGCAGTATTTGTTGTAGAATAACTATTTCTAGTATACGGTAAAAGTATTTGCATCCAATAATCTAATGTTGGACTAGGAACATCATTCATTTTTAATTCCTCCTTTTAAGTGTAAATAACTGGATTTATCACAGAACTACTGTTAGTCATAATTTTAGAAATTATAATAACATTAGGAGACAATATCCATTCACTTCCACTCCATTCATAATGTACTCCAGTAGATGGATTAACCCAAATATCTCCAATATATGGATCTATTGGATATTCTAATAATTCAGGAAGTCCTTCATCATATATATCAGGAATTTCAATCCAGTTAAAACCATTATGTTTCCAAATATCATTATTATAATCTATCCAAATAGAATTTCTAATTGATAAAGGAATATTTTTATTTAATGGATCTACTATATATTGCCAAATTCCACCAACTTCTTTAAAATAAGTTAATTGACTTCCTAAAAGAGGTTGTGGTTCAGCATAACATCTCATAATCCCAATATCATTAAGATCATCAAAAATGATAGAACAACCAATTTTATTTAATTCATAAGATATATAACTTTGACATTCTACTAACATTATTTTAGAATAGTCTTCATTTCTTTCAATATAATTATTTATAATAAAATCATGAATAAATTCTATAGTATCTCCTTTATTTATAATAAGTCTAATTTTTTGTTCTCCAAAAATAAGTACCCATGATGGATTTTCATCAAAAGAACCTGTTTCATAATTAAAAACATAAAGAGGTATTGAAAAATTTAGAGTTTCATCACCACTTATGGTTTGTTTAAAAAATACATTATAAGCTTGACCAAAAAATTCATCTTTCCCTTTTAATAACCTTAAAAAAGAATCATTATGTGTCCAAACTGATAACTCATAACTATTAATCATATATACCTCCTTAATCTGCTTGTAAACGATAAATATTAAATGATGGGGAAGTTAATGCTAAATAATTTCCATTATTTGCTTTAACAATATCATGAACCCAAACTTGATCTTTATCTGATATATCTACATTTTGCATTAATTTCCAAGTAGACCCATAATCTTTTGAAATGTATATTGCTTCACATCCATAATAAACAATTCCATTCCCTGCGTATCTTAAGGACTTACATCCCCAATAAGTTGATGTTAAACCAGATGTATATGTACTCCAAGATATTCCACTATTAGTAGATTTTTTTATTTTTGAAACTGATAATCCCAAATTGAATGCTGAGGAGCAACCAGCTAATATAATATATTCATCTATAATCTCTAACCTTGATATTACCAAATTTTCTTCACTGAAAGTTATTACATTATACCAACTACTTCCCCAACTTGTTGATTTATAAATTGAAGATAGCCCAGTACCTGTATTATATACTGAAGCAAGAACAGATCCAGTGCTATTAACTTTTACTAAATCAGTTATATAAGCTCCACTTTCAATTTGTCCAGTACTATACCAATATGATCCATAATTAACTGATTTATAAATATATGATTCTGTAATTCCTGAATTAGTCAAAACAATTCCATTTCCTAAACTAACTATTCTTGTTACTCCATTATTATTATCATAAACATACTTCCATGAATAACCATAATCTGATGATTTTGAAAATTGCCCTTGTAATGAACATGTTATTACTTGTTTACTTCCTAAATAAGCAATTGCTTGAACTCCAAATGGGGATTCACTTTGTAAAGAAGAATAATGCGGCCATGAATATCCATTATCTATTGATTGAAAAATATAAGCAACTCCAATTCCAGCACAAAGAACTTTACTACTTTCTAAATAGCATAAAGACATTCCAGTTTGAAAACCATCCAATCCAACATAATCATCCATTAATATCCAATTTGAATGGTTGAATTCTAATTTGTCACCACCAGTTTCTCCACTGAGAGTTTCTACAAGACTCCATGTTGCACCACCAATTGATCTATATATATTACCATTTATTTTCCCACTGAGAAGAAGATAATTATTATTTATTATTCGTATATCACAACATTCTTCATTTAAATATGAAAGAGTATTCCAATCTGTTATAGTTTCAGTACAATAGTAAACTTGATATGGACTAATTGTATTATAAGTTATTAATTGTCCATTTGGAAGAACTATACCATCTTTTACAAGAGTATTCGTAATATATCCTACATAAGTAAATGCTAAACCACCATCAATAGTTTTATAAAGGAGTGTTTGATTTCCTGATGAAGTATCAGCAATTAAACATAATGCAACTTTATCATTTATTTTTAATACTGTAATATGTTCTCGTTCTACAGTCGAAGTAAGTCTTGTACTCCAACTACTCCCTTGATTACCACTAATATAAACTATTTTTTTAGTTGACATTAAGATTAAATAGTCCCCCATATTAACTATAGAAGTTATTTCACATGGTTCTGTAATATCAATTGTGGTTTTATAAAAATAAACTGATATTTGATTTATATCAGAATAAATATTATGATTTGCTTCTTGTATACCACCGGATGATCCCCAGTCATAATTTGTAGATGTGGTTGAATTATATTGCCATTCTCCATCAATAAGATCATAAATCATATATGTACCAGTAACTACAGTTACTGCCTGTGAAAGTGGTGTATAGAATACATTAGTAGATACAAGTAATACTGGACCAGAATAACTAAATGCTTTAACAATGCATTGAATAGGATATGTAGATGTTAATATAGGACTATTTGGATAATTAGTCCATTCTTGATATGGACTAGTAGGAATTTGAGTATAAAATGAAGATAAGGATTTCCAAGTTTTTCCATAATCTATTGATTTACTAATATAGTCTGAATATAGATTACTAATTCCAGCGAGAACTATTCCATTACCAATGCTTTTAAATAAATTTATACTACTTCCAGTAGGACATATGGTTCCCATATTTATCCAACTAACACCATTATTATTTGATCTATAAACAATTCTATTATTATCATCAGTCGCGACTACTATTCCTTTATCGACTGAAGCAAATTTATGTAAATTTAGAGTAGTTGAAAGTTCCCAAGTTAATCCATTATCATTTGAAACATAAACATTATTATCACCATAAATTACTTTCCCTTGTGCATCATCAGTATATGTAACCCAATTTGTACCATCCCAACGAGTATCTGTTCCATCTTCATCTGTCCATATATCATCAATATTATCAAACTCCATATCCACTGGTGGAATATCTATTGTAGGTATATCTATCGGTTCAAATGATTGCCAACCTGTTATTGGGTTATAAATCCACCACTTATTAGAATAATCTATCCAAATACTATTTTTAATAGGAGTCTTTGGTGGAATTGAAGATCTAGTAATTCCAATATCTTTATCAGTATATGTCATAGCTAAACCTATTTTACTTATTTCATAAACAATAGCTCTTTGACATTCTACTTTTACTATAACCATATCATTTTCTCTTAATTCTTGATAACTCTGTATTACAAAATCATGAATACTTTCATTACCTCTGGATTTATTTCTTATTAAACGAATTTTTTGTTCTCCAATAATTAATGACCAGGCAGGATTTTCAATAAGTTGTTTAGTTTCATAATCATAATAATATAGAGGTAAAGAAAAAGATAAAAATTCTTGTTCGTTTATATTTGTTTTATAAATAACATTATATGCTTGACCTGAAAAATCATCATTCCCGTGGAGTAATCTAATAAATTCATCATCATGACTATAGATTGATAATTCATAATTAAAAACAAATGAAAATTTTCCTAAGATTTTATTTGGACTATACATTTCTGCTACTGTTTCTATTAAAAGAATATTAATATTTGTACTTGCAACTGCTATGATAAGATTATCATTTATTGTTGCAATACTATCAATAAATGGAATATTAATATTTTTTCCTATTTTAATCTCATTTAATAACATTTCTGAATTTGATAAAGCAATAGAAAGATTATTTATTTCTTTATCTATAATAAAAACTAAGTTTAATATTTCTGCCAAAGAAAATGCAGAATTTTGAAAAATAATTTTTGATACTATTAATTCAGGAGGTAAAGAATGAGTATCACTTACTACGGAATTTTGATAAATAGTTATTGAACCTTCTCCAGCGTAAATTGTTCTATTTTCTAATATTATTGTATCAGCAAAAATAATTGAAGAATCCACTATTGGATTTGAAATTTTTACAAAACTATTTTCTAAAATTTCTGCAATTGATTCTATAATTGGACTAATTATTAATAATAGATTTTCTATCATTGGAATAATAATTATTCCACTAGATTCACAAATACTATTTATTGCAATATTTGTATCTATAAATAAAATCGGATTAAGTATTTCAGAACTAGATTCAAAAAATCCAATTTGTTTATTTACATCTATAATTATTGGTACTTCTAAGATATTAGAATAATAATTTAATCTATTTGGTTGTAAAATCCTCAATCTATAATAATAAGCTGTTGCCGCATTAACATTGACATCTTCATAAAACATAGTTTCTGAATCAAAATTTATAATATCTAAAAAATTTTGATCATCCCCTATACTTTTTTGTACAATAACCCCACTATCATTTGTATAAACATCAATTTTTACTTCTATATAATCAATAACCATACTAGAATTCAATAATGTTGCAACAACATAAAATTCAATATTTGGATTTGAACTAGCAATAAATTCATTAAGATTATATGATGTAAATGGGATCACGATAATTTGATTATCTGGAGTAAGTGATAAATTAGTTGATGCCATTTTTATATATTTAGAACTATCTCCAAAATCAGAAGCATCATATTTTGCTATATAAAAATCAAATGTACTAATACCATCGATAGAATATCCTTTAAATGTAAATATTAAGTTTTTAATATATTGATTATTTTTTAAAGAAGTTAATACTTTAAATCTGGAATAAAGTACATTAATATCTCCACTTCCAGGATCAGTTAATGTCCAATAACTACCATTATTAGATGAAATAGCAGTATAATCGGCATCTGTTGCAACAACATATGTATTTCTATCATCTGCAATTGTATAAGGAAATAGATCAGCATCACTTTGATATGCTATTGGATAAAGACCGGTTCCATCATTACTACTTGTAACTCCAACGAAATTTCTTGTATATGATTCAATAGTTAAAAATTCATAAATAAGTTCTTCTGATAATCCCCAAATACCAATCATTCCAGTTCCACCAAAAGAGATTCCAGAACTTGATATTCCACTACCACTTAATCCTTTTCTAAAACCACACATCTCATTTCCAGTTGACCAAGTACTATTTTCAAAATTTTCTGTTGTTCCTAAAAAAGAAGAAGTTTCTCCTCCAAAACTAGTCGCTGAATTTATATTTCCAAGTCCTCCTAGATAACTTCTTGCAGCACTCATTGAATTCCCATTAGTCCAAACAGAACCATTATATGTTTCAGTAACTGAAGAATTTGAAGTTGTATACCCTCCAAAACTTACTGATAAATCTTGAGTTCCACATCCAGAAAGACCTGTTCTAGAAGTATTTAAAGAACCGAGGGTTGACCAAGATATTCCACTATATTCTTCAGTAACTCCAGAAACAGATCCAGTGCTTCCACCAAAAGATAGCGCTGCAGAGCTAGTCCCACAACCACCTAAATCTCTCCTAGAAGTAGTCATAGACGTTAAATTTGTCCATGTTGTTCCATTGAATGATTCAGTAGTTCCAACATATGTTGATGTATATCCACCAAATGATATAGTTGCTGTTAAACTACCAGCTCCAGCTAAACCTCGTCTAGCTGTATTCATTGATACACTAGAAATCCAATTATATCCATTAAATTCTTGTGATGAAGATATTACTATAGAGTCATTATACCCTCCAAAAGCAATTGTTGCATCATGTGTCCCTACCCCTGCTAAATCTGTTGAGGAAGTAATTAAATTATTAGTTACTCTCCAAACTTTTTGTAAACTCATTTAATTCCCTCCTTTTTTATTTTCTCCATCCATCAAGATATATTGGATAGTGAGTTGAAGAATAACTTTCTGTAAGCCCATTAGCATATCCATAATACCAACTTGTAGTATACCCACCATGAGATAACGCAGAAGAATCTGATTTTCCAACTCCAGTAGCCCAACTTCTTGCAACTATTCCAGATGGTCTAATAGACCAAGATGTACCATCATAAGATTCTGAAGAATTCATTGCACTTGAATAAGTTCCTGCTCCAGCATAAGCTAAAGTAGAAGATTGACTTCCACTTCCTCCTGGAGTTTTTCTTTGTATATTTAAATTTGAAGTGGAAGACCAAATAGTATCATTAAATTCTAAAGCGGAGTTTAAAGCATCTTCACCTTCTCCACCATATGCCCCACCGTAGCAGAGCATAGCAGTAGAAGTTCCAGAACCACCCCAATATGCTATAGCTATTGTTAATGAAACTCCATTAGACCAAGTTCCACTATTATATAATTCTACAGAAGTTGAATCATCAGTATCGGTTCTTCCTCCAGCAACTATTCCAGCCGTTGTAGTTCCTGCCGCAGCAGAACCTTCTCTTGCTACACTCATCCCTGTTCCATTTGTCCATGAAGAACCATTATATGTTTCTGTTCCATTAGTCATCAAATCTGGATTCCATAAAAAACCACCCATTGCAACTGCCGCAGTTTGAGTTCCTAAAGATGTATGACGAACTCTTTGATAATTAGCATAGACTCCATTAACCCAACCATAATAATTACCACCTACATATTCCATAGTTTGACCTTCGGTATAACCATTTTGCAACTGTCCAAAAAAATCAAAATATGCTTGAGCGTATCCAGAAATATATAGACCTGCTTCTTCATTTCCACACATACTTCCTTCATCTCTTTTTATAGTTGGATGAAAAGCTACAACTGTCCAAGCATTTGAAATTGGAGAATATTCTAAGTCTCTATATCTATAAGCATTAGAAGTAATTATTGGATTAGATGCATTATAACCACCATAAACTGCACAACACCACATATTCATTCCACCAAAAATTAATGTATCACTGATTGTCCCAGCAATTCCAACTCCCAAATTACAATACAATGGTTGAGGAGCACTATACCAATCACCATTATAATATTTCAAAAATGCACTTTTATGACCTACTGGTTGAAGAACAGCTTCTCCAATATAGACAACACCTGAAGATCCACTTGATCCTGTCGCATGAACACTATCTGCAAAATAACTAAATAGTAATCCACTAGTCCAAGTTGCCCCATTATAGTATTGACTCGCAGAACTACCAGTATTTGTTGAAGTAACTGAAAAAGTGTCTGATTGAGTTCCCATTCCTGTTGTTTGCGGAGAAACTGCTACTAAATTTCCACCAGATGACCAAGTTCCACTATTACATTCCAAAGTAGAACTTAAACTTCCAGTGCTATTTGTTCCCCCAAAAAATAATCCTGCTGATTCAGTCCCAGTGTAGCCATGTTTACATCTTTGTGTAGATGCTGAAATATAACTCCATACAGTACCATTAAAAGAATATCCATAAGTGTAATAAATATCATATGATCCATCAAAAGAATAACCACCAAAACCAAATGCTGCTTGAGTTGTTCCTACAACTCCTAATCTATCTAAAGAATTCAAATAGTTTCCAGAAACAGTCCAACTAGTATTATCCCAAATTTCAGTAATATTATAAAAAGTATCATAATCTTCATTATGACTTCCTCCTACATATGCAGTAAAATCTCCAGATCTTCCACCACCAACTGCTAATGCAGAGGTAGCCGATCCTGCTCCAGCCAACCAAGATCTTGCCGTGTTGATACTTGTAGTTGTCTCCCAAGCTCCAAACTTATTTTCATCTGTAATTGCAACATCATATTTAAAAACAGCAGTAGAATAATTTCCACCAATACATAGTGCAAATGAAGTTCTTCCAGTACCGGATGCAGATTGTCTTATAGCATGGAGAATACCACCAGTATACCAATTAATTCCATTATATTCTTGAGTTAAAGATACCGTAGAAAAAATAGCTCTAATTTTTGGACCAAATACAACTCCAGATAAAGAAGAAGTACCAGCTCCACTTATATATAAAAGTTCTAAAATTAAATTTTCAATAGTACTCCAACTTGTTCCATTATAAGATTCAGCAACTGAAGTTGTTCCACTATTAGAACCAATAACTGCGTATCCTCCAGCAGAAACTGCGGAAGTTTGTGTACCAAATCCTGTTAAATTATATCTTGAAATATTTAAATTTCCTCCAGAAGTCCAAGTACTACCATCAAATTCTTCTGTTACACTTAATGAACTTGCATTTCGACCTCCAAAGATAAGTCCAGCAGAAGAATTTCCACACCCCGCTAATGAATATTTTTGAGTAGATAAACTATTTAAAGTTGACCAACTTGTACCATTATAGTAATATACTTCTTCTTCTTGTGAACTATAATAACCAGCACAAGACATTCCAGCATTTTGAGTCCCAAAAGATGCCATATTTTTTCTTGATGATGGCATATTTCCAGAGGTTGTCCAAATTTCATTATTAAACTCTTCCGTTACATTTGTAACAGAACCTGTAGTTCCTCCAAATGCAAGTGCAGCCGATGGAATTCCACAACTTCCTAGTTCTTGTCTTCCAGTGTTTAAACTAGTTGTAGTATGCCAAACTCTACTCATTAATTACCATCTCCTTTCTTCGATTATTTATTACCAATATTTATATTTATATTTTATTGTAGTATTATTAAGAGCAATATTAGTATTTAAAGTATTGTTTCCTGGGTATGCTTTTAAAAAGAAACCATTATGAAGGGCTCCAAGATAATATACTGCTGTATAAGAGTCTGTATTAGTATATCCAATAACTGAACCAGTTTTAGGAGTACAAACAATTTTCCAAGGTCCGGCATCAGAACTTAAAGTAGATATATTTTTTAATGATTCTATTTGAAAAAATTCTACTGGACTAACACTTGTATTTTTTAATTGCCAAGTATTTCCAACATTAAAAGCATTCAAATATATAGTAAACTCAATTAAAGATTCAATATCTCCAGCATTGTTAAAATTTTTTGGTAAATCTCCAATATTGATTGTACTTGCATTAACATATCCATTAGTACTATTAGCATACGCTAAATTATCTGGATCTGGAGTATTATCTTCTAATCCACTTTCTCCATACCACCCAGGCAAATGAGTAGAATCATAAAATTTTATTGTATTAGTTGGATAATTAGAATATGTTGTAAAAACACTCCCATTCCAAATAGGAACATCATTTATAATAGCATAATCACTATATGCATAAGGATCTGTAGCTAAAAATTCAACTTCTATTGATCCTTTAAAAACATGTTGCAGTCCATTAGTAACAGATACCTCAAAAGGAATAAATGAAAAACTAGGATTAGAATCGACTTTAACATAATAATATTTATAAGGAGATTCATCAAATATTAATTTTCCAGTTTCTTTTGGAGACAACCATTGGGTTATTGATTTTTTATTTGCACTTGTCATATTATCAAAAACTATAGTAATTGAAAAAGTTCTAGGTTTTATTTTTACTCCAAAATAATAAGCACCATCTTTTCCAGATACTTCAGCAGTTTTATTTTCAAAATTAGAAAATAACATTTGTTGACTCATTCCATCGGACACTGCAGTGAGTCCATACTCACTGCAATGGTGTCCGTTGAAACTAAAACCAACAAACTCATAGTCTTTTATTCCTGTAAAAGAATCTAAATTTGTTGACATTTATTTACCTCCTATCTAACTCTTTGTACTGGAGTTGTCATTCTATTTTGATAAGCATTAAGAATTTCTTTACGAACCAATTTTGCAATCTCATCAGGAGAAGCATTTGTTTCGTTTTCAAGATTAACTATAACATCTCCAATTGTTATACTATTGTTATTATTAACTATTGGAGTTTTATTTATAGTGTTAACTCCATTATTTTCAAGAGTATCTCTCAATTTTGCAATTAATTCTGTTTGTTTAGCATTAAGGAATGCTTCTGGGTCTTGTAAAGTACCATGAACAGCAGCCGCACCAGTATAATCTACAACACCACCCTCTTTATATTGGTTTAATTTTTCCCAAGTAAGAGGACCAACTTTTCCATCTACTTGTAATCCATTAGCAGTTTGGAATGCTCTTACGGCACTATAGGTTTCAGAACCAAACTTACCATCTGCTCCATATCTTGGCAATGCATCAGCATTCCAAGAAAGTATTTTTTGTTGAATGTATTTAACCCAATCTCCAGCCGATCCAGTTGTAAAAATTTGTCCTGGATATGCTTTATCAGGAATTTCACTTCCTCCTCCAGTATCTGATCCGTCATCTTCATCATCAATAGGAGAATAATCTTCATCACTTGTTCCCGCTTTAATAGCTGCAGCAATAGCATAACCAATAGCATTAGCTACACTAGTTGTTGAATTTTTACTTAAACTTACTCCTTCTTGATATAATTTTGAAATATATTTAGCATCATCTTGAATAGTTCTTAATTGTTCAGATTTTGCTAATGGATCAAGTTTTTGGAATCCTTCGGTTCCAGTAAGTACAGCATTAATTTTATCTGGGCCTTCTTTTATGGTTTGATCAACCATAGACCAATAATATCCACTGTCTTCACGCAATCTCATTTGTTCTTGTAATAATTGTAATTCAATATCTCTTTGTTCTTGTTGCAATTCATATTGTTTTTGAAGAGTTTCATATTGGCGATCAATTTGTTTATCTCTAAGATCTTGTTGATCTTCCGCGATTTCAGTTTGAAGGTCGGCAACTCTTTCTGCGTATCTTCCAGAAGTATCTCTTTGTAAAGTAGATAATTGACGTTGTTTTTTCAAAAGATCTTGTTCATCTTGAGATTGTTCTCTCATTTCTCTTTCTTTATCAATTGCATCTTTAATAGCAGAAAGATAATCATCTTCCATTTCTTTTAACTTATCAAACTTATCTTCTGTTGCTTGAATTTCTTGCTCATCCATTTCTCTAAAAGCATCATAAAGTTGTTGACGAACATTTATTGCTCTATCAACCATTTCTTTACGCATAGATTCTCTTTCTTCTTCTAAATCAACAATTGTTTTAAGAGACTCTTGAATTCCATTGTAAACTTCTTGATATTTTTCTAGAAAATCAACTGTCTTATCATATTGTTCTTGACTAATTCTCCCACTTAAAAGAGCCACAGAAAGTGCAGCCTGTCTAACTTTCAAAATTCCATTTTCAAGGAATAAAAATCCATTATAAAGTGGAACTTGATTTTGCATAGTTCTTAATTCATTTTGTCTTAGATTAATCAATCCTTTTTGATAACCAATTAATTCATTCATTTTTTTAGCTTTTTCTTTAATTAATTTAAGATCCTCTTTCGCGTCAGTTGAATTAAGTCCCATCTGAGCTTCAATTAAACTAATTTCACTTTGAAGTCTTTCTATTTTTCGAAGAGTATTATAAAATTTTTCAAGAGAATCATTAAGTTCTTCTACTTTATCAGAACCATCTTTAGATTTTCCAGATACTTCAGAAAGGAATGATTCTACAGGCATTTTTAACGTACTTAAAGTTGCTGCTAATCCCTTTTTATCATTCTCTAAAATATTCCACAAATCTTTCGCTTGATCAACTAAAGTTTTTGAAGTAACTCCGCGATCATCAAGATATTCTTGCCACCAGTCAGTAGATTGAGTAACTACTTCTTTAATTTCTAAATTTTGAGTTTTTAAATCTACTCCTTTAGTTTTTACAGTAGTAGCATCTCCAACATCTTCACCTTGCATAGCTAAAGTTCTTTTTCTGAAAGCCTCTATTTGAGATTGAATTCTCTTTATAGAGTTCTGATAAGCATTATCTTCAGCTTCATCAGTTTGTTGTATTGCTTTTTCATAAACCTTAAGAGCATCTAGTTTACCAGTTTGAGCCAACTCATTAGCGTCTGTAGTCTCTTGTAAATCTTGAATTGTTTGTCTTGCAAGATTTTTATTAGCTTCTTCTTCTCCCACTTTGCTATTAATAATAGCTTTTAAAGAAGATTGAGCAGCAGTAATTTTTGCTATTCTCTCATTAATTAAAGTTTTAACATTTTCAATTCTATGTTTTGCTTCTTGAATTAATAATGCAGAACTTAGTTTAAGTTGATCATTTTGAACAGTTAAAAATTGTAAATAATCAGGATTTTCAGCAATTGCAGTTATAATATCCAGTTGAGTCATTGTTCCTTCATTAATTTGTGTGTATAATCCACCCAAATCTTTTAATGAAGAAGCCAATGCAGAAATACTATTAATGGCACTAGTTGTTTCAAGATAATTTTTTCTAGCTTTTTCGGCATCAGTTAACTTTAAAGCGTCATCTAACATTCTTTCCATAAATTTATTTTGTTGAATTAACTCATCACTCGATGTAACTAAAACTTTCGCTCTTTCTACTTCTACCGCAGTAACATTATCACCTTTTATGGCAATATCTTCAAGTTCATTTTTATTATTTAATAATGCATCATTAATTTCTTCCATTTCTTGTTGGAGTTCAATAACAAAAGCACTTACTCTTTTTTGTCTTTCTTCTTCAACAGCGTTACCTGTTAATGTATAAAGATCATTATCAATTCTTTGTAATCCATTAAATCCAAAAGTTTTAGTTTGTTCTAAAGCAGCTCCACTTGTAAAACCAGCAATTGCTTTTTTAATTTCTTCATCGAGTTTCTTTAATTCATCATATGCTTTTTTTGCAGCATCAACAAATGCTTGAACTCCTTTCATTTCTCTGGAAATCATTTCTTTTGCGACTTCCCAAGCAGTGTCTAAACTATATTGTTCTTCAACTAATTTATCTACTAATTTTTGTTGTAATGCTTGAATTTGAACTGGGTCACTCATATTTGTACTGTTAAGCATAGTATTAAATTCATTCGCAAATTCAGCATTTTCTGCAAATACTTTTTTTACCATTGGAATATAATATGATTTTAATTGATCACTGGCATTATCATAAGTCTTAATAAAAAATTCGTTAAGAGATACAGGAAGTTCATTAAAAATAGAATTATATTGGTCATAAAAACCACCTAAAAATTCTTTTAATTGATCTGTATAAACTGTTGGATCAAACAATGAATTCTTTAAAAAATCTGCTTGAGGAGTTCCTTCAATTAATCCTGCAGCTTTAACCATTTCAATTTGTGCTGCTTGAATATCATTAAAACTTCCAGTCTTTATTTCTTCAAGCACTTTATTTCTATCTTTTATATATTTTTTCCCACCTTTTCTTTCGGCTTCCACCAAGGCATCATAATAAAGAGTAGCATTTTTAGCACCATCATCCCCCATCTTTTCAACAATCTCTTTATCAGAATAAATTCTTTTTCCAGAATCGTCAACTTCGTCTTTTAAATTTTCAAATTCTTGAATGACATAAGCTCCAATTGAAGACATTTGACTTTGAGTTTCAGTAGTAAATGCATCTGAATCAATAAATAATGCTTCTGACATTTTTGTATTTATAAGTTTATTAACTAATGAAAGTCGCGCAGCAGCCTCATCACTTACCTTTTTAGCACCAAAAATATCATATTTCCCCATTGCATCACTTGCATTCTTTTCTAAAGTTTCTCCAAAATTAGCATATATACCCTTATATTCAACTGAATCATCTCCAAGCATTTGTTGAACAAATTTATTTCTATAAAATACAATATCTTCTTTTGTTAATCCACCAGTAGCAATTTTTTGTTTATCCCCTTCACCTAATCCTTCGAGAAAATTAAATCCAGATTGAATATCAAATCCCATTTCAGTTGAAATGGAATTTAAATCTTGTAAAAGATCATCTTGAATACTTGGAATTTTTCTAATTTCTTTTAGAATTTCTTCATAACTTAATTTATTATTAGAAACAGCTTTTGCCATTTTTTCAAGTGCTTCTTCCATAGTTATTTGACCGTCTTCAACTTCTGAAACTGCTTGATCAAATTGTCCTTGAATAGATAATGGATCAAAACCCTTTTGAATTCCATAACTCATTAATTGTTGTCTAATTGATTCAGATCCTGCTCTAGCTTGTTCTAAATATTTTTTACCTTCTTCAGTTAGATTTTCTTCATCAGTCCAACCAGCTTCTTTAACTAATACATTTCTATCTGCATATGCTTTTTCAGCATCTTGTTTTGCCAATGCAAGTTTTCCAGCAAGTTCTTTTTTCATTGCATCTATATTTCTTAATCTTGCATTTCCTTCTTCATCTATTCCTATGACTAAATCAGGATTAATATCTGCAAGTTCTTTTGTTACTGCTAATAATTCTTCTTTTTCAGAATCTTGCAATGATATTTTACTAGTTAATTCTTCATATCTATTTATAAGATTTTGTAATGTTGAAGCCTCTCTTGAACTTGTATCTGCAATAGCTAAACTTGCTTTATAGTTATCATAAATAGCTTGTTTATGTTTTTTCCATGCACTAATAGAAGCTATTAAAACAACAGCTAAAACTGCAAATGCTCCTAAAGTTAATGCTACTGCCGCATTATAAGCATGCATTGCTGCAGTTGCAGTCATGGTAGCGGCTGTTTCAGCATTTCTAAAGAAAATCATTTTTGCAATTGTTGCAAAAATTCTTGGACCAAGAGATAAAGTTTTTGAATCTAAAAATATTGATTTTGCTTTTACTGCATTTTGCATTTCAATAGCAATAGTTTCAGCTTGGATTGCTGTAGTTGCTACTAAATATTTTGCAATCATTGCTGCTGATGTTATAGTTAAAGCAGACATAACTGGACCCAAAGCAGTAAATTTATCTACTAACCCACTAATTGAATCATAAACAGTTTTAATGGCTTCACTAGATGTTAATTTAACATAAAATGCTTCAAAACTATTTTGCATTTTTTTATTAGCTGCTTCAACACTTTTAGTATAAATTTCATATTGTGCATTTGCTTCCCCAGCACTATTGGTTGATGTTCTAATAAGTTGAAGAGTTCTATCATAATCATTCATAATAGCCATAAAACGAGATTGTTGCATAAAAAAAGAAGCTATGCTTCTTTTATCTATTAATTTTCACTAATAGTCTGACCATATCTTTACTTTTCAGTAGTTTCCACTTCGGAGTTTTTTCCTCCTACTCTCTTACGAGATGGTCGATGAACTTTATTCTTCTATATACTTCCATTTGAATCCACAACTCGTATAATTTTTATGGATAGCCATATTAATAGATTGAGGAGATATTTTTTGATTTCTCGCGGCCTCTGCACAAGAAAGAAAAATTTGTATTAAATTCCCTTCTAAATCATATTGACCTACTTTTTTAAGATTTTTACAATTTAATATATAAAGACCATGAAAATTATTTTCTGAATAAGAAATAATCTCTAAATTTCCTACCCAATTATTTAATTTATTTCCATTTTTATGATTTACTACTAAATTATTTTCTCTTTCTAAATCTAAAAAAACCTCTGCTACTAACCGACTGGCTAAATGTGAGTGTAATTTTCCTTCATATTTTAAATTATATTCTCTATATCCACCAAGATTAATCTTCCCTTTTAATATTTTTTTAGTTAATGTATTTTTTACTTGCCCAAAATTTGAAACTAAAAAAATAGTATTTCTAAAAGGTTCCCATTTTGCTTCTTTTTCTTCTGGAAAAGAAATGGATAAATTAATGTCTTTTTTTCTATTTATAATATAATTATTTTCTGAAGGGGAAACCCATTCTAAATTTTCTAATCGGTTATCTAATTTATCGCTATTTTTATGATGAACGTAAGTTTTTATTTCTGGATTATCATTTTCAAGATAATAGATAGCTAATAATCTATGTTGAGAAAAAGAATATTTTTTATTCTTCCATCTTAAATCATAATATTTATAACTATTTCTAATAGTTCCTTTATAATAATTTCCAGTTTTTTTATTTAAAATTTCACCTTTTTCATCAATCCAATAAGTTGTTTGTTCATTATTAATTATTATATTTTTCATAAAACCTCTTTTTACTTTTATTATAACATAAAAATTCAAAAAAGTCAAATATAGAAGAATCTTAGCTGCGGATTTTCCAATATTATTTAATTTTACTTTACCTTTCATTATTACTGAAAGCCATATAATATATTGCTATTTATACTTAGTTAAATAATCTCTAAGGAAGTTCCCGCAATTCAAAAACTTTTATTTATCCCTGTAAGGCTTGGGAATGGAGACGCCAACACTTAACGTGCTCCAGCAGCCATAGTAGCAATATATGCTTTTTGATTACGAGTTAATGATACCCACTTATTTCCTAAATCATTAAATACTTCATCTAAATCTCTAAATTCTCCAGTAGTACCTCTAAGAGCAACTCCAACAGACTTTAGTGCTTTTTCAACTCTATTTGCATCAACACCATCTTCTAATACTGCAATAGGATTTTCTTTCATTTCTACAAATCTAGCGATAATTGTTTTAAGAGCAGTACCACATTTATGTTCCATAATAGTCGTTAATTATTATGCGAATCTTATTCAGCTTTATCTTTCAATAAAGATCAGACTATATCATCACTTTCGTGTCCCATTTTTCAGACCACTTGGTCTTACATAATAGTCGTTGAACCTGTTCCTATCCGGAACTCGGCGGCTGATTGCCCAATCCATTTATTTTTTAACCATCACACTTATTATTTCTAATTATGTTGTGGTATAAATAGTTCTAAGGGGTTCCCAGCAATTTAAAGGATTTAAAGGCCACAGGTAATGTCTTTAAAAATTCTTGGTATTTTCTTTCTAGATAAATATTTGAGTTTAAGTATAAAAAATTCAAGATTTCTATTACATCTTGTTTTTTATTAATTTCTAATCTAAAAGTAACTTGAGAATTCCCAGAATTACGTATTTTAGATTGGCAAAATTGGTTGAAAATTTTTTGCACTTCTGATAAAAAATCAAATGTACCTAAAATTACAATTCCATTTCTTTTGCCAAATCGCACATTTCCATCTCCATCTACATACCCTCTAATGAAATGTTTAATTAAATTTAAAGGGACTTGCTCTAGATTTGGAAATTTTAAAATTAAAGATTTATTTGGTAAGCATCCCAGTTTAATTAAATTTTCTTTTACTTGTCTATTAGAAAAAGTAATACCTTTTTGGATACCAGTTCTGTCTGGATAATGAGGACTTTTAGACTGCCTTGTATAAATTGCATTAGAACATTTACAATAATTTTTAAAATGTTCTATATGTTTTTCATCTCGCTCTTGTAATTGCAAGCCAATCTCATTTCTATCTTCTCTTATCCATCCATCAGCATATAAAAAACCAAGCCAATAAGCATCTTCTTCTGTTTCAATTTTCATAAATAGTTTATCCGATACGGAATTACCAATAATATATTGGTTTCTATTTGTTTGAATTTCTACTCCTTCAGAAATTAAATTTCTTTTTACTGTATCCCAACCTATCTTTAATTCTTTCGCAATTTGATTTATACTTTTATTTTCCTCTAAATATTTTATCTTTATTAATTGTTTACGTTCTTCCTTAGTCATAATAATACCTCCATTATTATATTCCCTATAAATAATGTAGATTTTATCTAAGAAAAATCAAATAAACACCAGAATTTTTTGACAAAAAATGTTTATGGCCTCAGGAGCTTCACGAGTAGTTTCAATACCTTTTGCTAAAATACCAAGAGTAGCATCAAAACTCATACCAGCAGTATAAGCAGATGATGCAACTTTTTCCATTGAAGTTGATAATTCTTGGAAATCAGCCGCTGAATAAGCTCCAACCGCCGCAAATTTATCAGTAACATCCATAGCTTTACTTGCTTCCATGTTATAAGCATTTATAGATGCAGTAAGTGTTTCACTAGCTTGTGTAAAAGTAACACTAGATAATGCGGCTGCTTTTGTTGTAGCCTCAACCATGCTCATAACTTGAGCAGTATTCATACCTTGTTGATAGAAAATTTTTGCTCCTTCAAGATATTCTCTGGTTGTTGTACTAAGACCTCTAGCAACACGATTAAACATTTCAAAACTTTGCCAAAGTTCTGCAGTTGTTTGTTTTGTAACGATTCCAATTTGAGTAATTTCTTTATCTAAATCAGAAACTACAGAAATAGATCTTCTAATAACTTCAGATGCTTTATCTAATAAATAAGTAACAGATACCAATTGTAAAAGTTTTGTCTTTATTAGATCAGTAACTTCCCCAACTGTTTCTTGTTTTTCATGTAATTTATCAAGAGTAACAGCAGTTCTTTCTATTGCTTCTCCAGTTTCATCAAAAGCTTTAACTAAAGGTTGTGTGCTATTTAAAATGTTGGTTTTATAATCTTTAAATGTTTCATTATTTTTTTCAAATGCTTTTCGCTCTTGTTCAAGAAGAGGAGTTCTTTCAATTTCTTCTTGATTTTGAATCTCATCAATTTTTGTTTTAGTTTCATCTCTTGCAGAAATTAAAGCATTTTTTCTAGTTTCTCTTGGAGTAACATAATTAATAAATTCTTGATTAGGATTTTTTCTTCTAATATCCGCAGCAACATTTATTTCTTTTTGTTTCTCATCATATTTTTCTTGTTCTTCATTTATTAATTTTAAGGTAAAAAATTTATCTTTTAAAATATCTAGATTTTTCATTAAATCTAAATTTTCTTGTCTTACTAATTCTAAACCTTTCTCAAGATTTTTTAAATAAGTATCAGTAAAATCGCCTTTTGCGACCCTTTCTAATCCAGTTTTACCTTTAACTCCAAATCTTTTATAATCATCAGGAGTTGCAGTTCCACTAGCTAATAAATCCTTTGCATCTTGAATATCTTTTGCTTTTCTTGATTGTCTTTCTTTATCTAGTTTTTTTTCTAATTCGGCTTGATCTTTAGGAATTTCTATTACTAATTTTTGAAATTCTTCAAATGATTTAGTTCTAATATTAAGTTCATTCTTTAAACTTTCAGTAATTTCTCTTTCAATTTCTTTATTTTTTTCTATTCTCTCGCCATCTTCACTTTCTAATCTTTTTAAACCTGCTTGTCTAGTAGCCTCTATATTAGCTTCTCTAGCTAGAGTTTTTTCATTTATTTCAGCATCAATAATTCTTAAAGCTTTATTTATTGATTCATCACCGTAGTCAATTTTAAATGTATCTTTAAATTCTTCTTTAATCTTATCTATAGCTATTCTAGCATCATTAGTTATTTGACCTAATTGTTTTTGAATATTTTGAATATCAATAGAAGGTGTCCCAGAATCAAGTTTAGATGTAAACTCAAATAATTTCTTTAAACTACTATCAATATTTTCATCATATTTTCTTAAATTTTCAATATCTTTTTTATTGAATTTATCTTTGTTTTCTGCTAGTTTTTTAGCCAAAACAATTTCTTTATTTAAGTTATCTAATAATATTTTTGCAGTTTCTTTTTGATCTTTATTAGCATTACTACTATTAATAACATCAACAAATTTTTGTGCAGCTATCGCCGCATCATCAAAAACTTTAGTATCTAATTTTAAACTAATTATAAGTTCTTCTTTTTTCGCCATTAACTATACACCTCCTATTTTACTAATTTTTTTAAATTTAAAAAAGCTTCTAAATCACTATCTAAAGCAATTCTATAAGCTTTTTCAAAAAGATTGTTATACTCTCCAGGCGATCTTCTACCTTCTGAAATATCAAATAAAGCACGTCTTTTATACATATCATATGAATAAAGTCTTTTTTTACTTTCTATATTTCTTGTAGATTCTAATACTGGTTCATTCCAATAATCATTTGGTCTTAAACTAATAGTTATAGAACCTAAAAAACTTCTATAATTTGCAGAATCTTCTATTAAACCTGCAATAACAGTAGATTTTGGAACTATCTTATCTTTTATTAATAAAAAATCTATATGTTGTGTTGATTTTATATCTTCTTTTAAATCTGTTCCAACATAAAATACAAATAAAGCTCTAAATAAATCATCAAATATTTTCATAAAATGGTAATAATTCTTTAATCCCGTTCTTCCAATTAAAATTCTATCTGTAGAATATTTTTTTAATTTTGCAAAGTTAGCCATATACCATTGTAAAGCAGAAATTGACTCTCTACTTCTTAAAACTTCACTAGGAAATATTCCTGAAATATTTCTAATACTTGAAGTAACTACTTTAGGTCTAAAAGTTGAAGTTTCAGATTCTTTAACACTAAACCCATAACTTTTTTCTTTCCCAAGTCTTTCCATCTCAAATTTTAAATTTACTTGTATATCTTGTTTACTTTCAGAACCACCTAGTTTCCTTGAACTATAACTAAAAGTTCCACCACTCTTTTTTACCATTGTATCTAATATAGTTTCTAAAACTAAAAATTTTCCAATTTCTCCAAGGTTTCCAGTTATATCACTTTTAACCCCGGTAATTGTTCCAGCAATTTCCTTTTTAATAAGATCAAAAGAACCACTTTCTAAATCTTTATATTTTAAATTAAAAAGCGCTCCTCCTTGATCTACTTGCCTTTTAAAACTATTAAGAACTTGCTCAAAAGCAGTTCTTTCACTTGCAGCGATTGGTGCAGAAAGAACTAATCGTTGGAAACTAATAATTAAATCATTAACTGCTTCAAAACTAGTTGAAACTAAACTTTGAATTTTTAAAAGTTTGTTCAGAGGAGTTGATTCCATAACATCTTGTAATAAATTTTTCTTAACGAACTTTGTATCCAACCCTTCTCTTATTGAGTCCATCATTAATGTTGTTGGGTCAAGTTTTAAAACTTTTTGATAAAGAGAATTAAATTCATCAAAATTATTTAATCCAATTGTCTTATAAAATAACTCTTCTCTTTTTTTTTGTTTTTCTAACTGTCTTTTAAAAAAATCTTTTTTAACGTATCTAGATGCTCCCTCACTTCTTGAATCATGTAAAGTATCAATTGCATCTTTAAAAGAACTAACTGTACTATGAATATATTTATAAGGTCTAGTTCCAGCCGCTTCAATACCAGCTTTTCTTAATTGACTATAATAATTTTGTTGGGTTCCTTCTTTTCCTTTCATATGCTACCTCCATAAAAAAAAGGGGTAGCAATTAAGCTACCCCTCAATATCTTGATTTAAAAAGAAAAATCTAGCTAAAGTTTTTCCATCTTTATCCGGAAATGCTTTTAGTCTAAAATTCGATACTATTGGGTTTGCCCTTATTCCAAATGTCAAACCTATATTTGACATTAACTGCACTTTCGGCATTATCATTAATACCGTTTCTCTAGTGCCATCCTTTTCATCAACAAAATAAACTTTTGCTGTCAACTTAAAAAACCCTTTTATTCTCTCTCCGCCAATTTCGTACATGTAAATTCCAATATTTTTAAAATAATAGTCTATTAGAACATTAGTATAAGCATTACCAGAACCTAAACTAATTTCATTATTAGTAATTGAAGAAATTGTTAATTTTTCAATTATAATTCCTTCAGAAATTTTATAAACAAAAATAGATTTATTAATATCAACATTATTACTAACTATTGCTTTTCCAGTTGCGTCAGTAACTAAAGTTTCTCTTTTAGGAACAGAAATAACATTACTAGCAATTTCAAAATATTCACTTTGTGTAACTAAATTAAATCCTGTTCTATTTATAAGTCCATCTTCTAAATCAAATGTAACATCATTGACATTTTGCCAAGACATTAGTGGAAAATTATATTTCCCACCTCTAATTTCGCTTCTTTCTGTTAATCCTAAAATATTATTTAACTGTATTTTATCAAAATACATAAATACTTCATTTGATTCAAAAGATTTTCCGTTTATCTCTATACTATCTGTAGTTTTTAAACTAACTTCATACAATTCTTTTACGCCAAATTTATCATACATTCTCCTTACCTCCTATAAAAATATAATAAAAAAAGGGGATAGTAAAACTATCCCCTATAAATCATTAAGTAAGGTTAGAACTGATATCAACTGTAGGTTCGCCAATGTCATATTTAACAAGACTCATCATAGTTCCATTTTCAGCTTTAAGAACAGTAATAGTCATATCAAAAACAGTAGGATCACCTTCCGCTTCCATTGATAATGTAACTTCCGAACTAATTTTTGCTTTTGGAATAATGAATTGGAAACCTTCATCTAAACCTGTCTTTTTATTTCTAATAACAGTATCTCCAATAAGAGTATAAGTTCCAGGAAATCTATTAGGTGAAATAACAATTTCATAAACTCCAGTTGTACTTACATTATATACTGCACGAACAACATCACCAGAACTTCCACCAGTTGTAATACTATAATATGTTGTTCCTTTTAATGCTGTTCCAGCAGCTTCAAGAATATAAACACCAGTTGTAGAAGCTGGGGTATATTTTGGAACAAATGTTGAACTATCTCCAAGAGTTACAAGTTCAGCTTTTCTAATATTTTTTGCAACGGTGTGATCAATAACATCATCTTCATGTGATGTAAGTAATTCAAGTGATTTCATTGACATTAATGCATCTTGAAGAGTAACAGTAATTTCTTTACCATAATCCCATGAAATGAGTTTTGGATTACCTTTTCCACCACGAGCATCAGTTGTTTCAGCAGTTTCTTCAATATTTGAAACTTTTAAGGTATCAAAATACATAACTGGTGTGCCAGTTGAATCATAGAGAATTACATCGGCAACTTCTTTAATACCATATTGTTGAAATATATTTGTGGCCATTATTTAGTCCTCCTATAATTTATTGAATACTTTGTATCCAATCTTGTAAATTTATTTTTTTAGGGTCTGCACCAGCCATTATAGACTGCAACCCAGTATTATATTGTTCAAGAATTCTCATTCTTTTAAATTGATCATTAAAAGCATAATAAGAAATATTCCAAATGTTGTCAATATTTAATGATGAATTTACAGCTAATGAAGCTATAAGATCTGCTAATTCAATTTTATTTTCATCATATAAATTTTTTAATTCTTGAATTTTTTTTCTTCCCTTTTCTAATTTTTCTTTTATTCTTCTAGCTATTTCATCTTCTCCACGAAACTCAACTTTTTGATCTGTCAAAAAATTTTGTGTTTGTAAAATAAATTGAAATTCATTAAAATTATTTTTGTTTAATGTCCTATTATCTTCAAATTTTCCTATAATAAAACATTCTAAATCAGGGACTAATAATATATCTTCACGAATAAAAATTTTTAATGCTTGCATAAACTCATTTTTAAAAAAATCATTGCCAACACAGTTTAATAAAATAAAATCAAAAGAACTAACACTTTCTTTCCCAATAACTCTTTTAACTTCTTCTTTTGATATTGTTAGTAAGTTTAAATATTTAAAAAATTTTTCACTCCCAAGTATTGCAATATCTTTTAAGGTAAATGGATAGACTAAACATGTAAAATCAGACATTTCAATTGGAACACCAGCTAATAATTTTAATTTATCAATTGAATTCATTGTTTACAAATACCATTGAATATCCTGCATAATATGGGGATAAAACTACTCTTTCCGCGCCAACAAATTTTAGTGTTCCTACACCATTTAATCTACATCCATTTATCATTGATTTAACTTCTTTCATAATTGAAAAAGGTCTTAAATTATTCGAAGTTGCCCATTCATCAATAGGACAAATAACATCTATTCTTACTACCGAATCTAAGAATTCTTCATTCTCACCATTTACATTAAAATCATCAAAAAGTAAAACTAAGAAACTTCCTTTTACATTTTCAAAATCAGGTATTTTAGGGACATAAATAATATTTTTAGTTATAAGAATTTCTGGATTTTCTAAATCATCTTCTATTAAAGGATTATTACTTGTATAATACAATAATTTACAAAGATTTGAATTTGCCAAAAGCATATTAGCCATTGTTATTAAATTTTGTCCAATAACATTAAAATCTCTTTGATTTGACATATTATCACCATATACTTACAACAGTAATGTCTTTAGTTATATCACCATATATTGTTGTAGCCTTTAATGTTACTACTCCTGTTAAACCACTCGTATTAGCTATGAGAGTACAAGATGTATTATCATAAGACGAAATAGTAACAAAATTATTTGAGTTATTTAATAATGTAAAAGTTGAATTAATTTCTACTGGAGTATTTCCAATATGGTGAAATACTGTATATGTTCTAGTTCTTCCCCACTTAATATTCTCATCACCAACAATAAGTAATATATTAGTAATATTAGATGTACTAATAATATTTATATTGCAAGTTGTTGATAGTAATGAATTAGAATCTGAAATTATAAGGACTCCAGAACCATTTGTTATTCCAGTAATAGTTAAATTATTAATATTATAGTAAACAGGATTATCAACTGTTGAAAGAACAAATGTTGCTCCCTCAATTCTTTCTCCATTTTTATATAGAATTGGAGTAAACGTAAAACTTTCTCCAGTTTCAATTGACAAACTAGTAATACCTATATCTATATATGAATTATTTAAAGTTGTATAGTTTGCGATATCTAATGAAACATTATCATCCATTCTATCTACATTATCTTCAATTAAACTCATATATAAAATTCCATTTGCGCTTATTAAATCCTTTTCAACCATTCTCCAAGCTTCATTTTGTATAATAAATTTTTGATTTTTAGGAATAGTTTTAAAAGGAAGAATTATTTCTAAAAATTTGTTTTCCAAAGGAGTTATTAAACCATTCCAAGTTCTAAAATTATCTTCAACTTTATTTGACATAGAACTAAATAAATAACACCAACATTCATTGAGTACTCCATAATCATCAATCCACTTAAGATTATAATTACATCTAATAACAAGAACTTTATTGTAAGATTCTAAAGTTCTTTTTTCTTTTCTCAATACTAACCAATAATCATCATACCAGAGAGTTAAGTCTCCAACTGAAACAGTTATATCAAGTGGAATAAGAAAATATTTAGTTAATTTATTTTCATCTTGTTTATTATCATGGATTGCGGCAAGAGTATCAATATTATGTATAGTTATTTGATCAGCATTTGGTGAAGTTAATAAATAATCCTCAAAATATTTTTTACCAATATTTAAATATTGTTCTTTAGAGGTCGTTCCCCACCAATTTCCTCTTTTTTTGTAAACATCATCGAAATAAGTCATTCATCAATCACTAATGTATTAGTTAAATTAATACATTCAAAAATTGTCTTTCTAAAGAAAAAATAGTTAAGATAGTGTAGGGAACTAATCTTCGCTCTTAATTTCCAATAATTAATTGAATTTAATTCTTCTTCAAGTCCGAGTAACTCTATATAAATCGAATCTAAATATTCTTCCCATTTTCCTTTATTTTCTTTTTCACAAAGTAAACCATAAAGATTACCTGCTAATTTATTTTTATAGCCTGCAAAAAACTCATTACTCAAATGAACCACCTGCGAGGTCTCTAAAATTATAAGGAGAACCATCCCTTGATCTATCGTAAGTATCAAAAGTTTTTCTAGTCTCTCTTTCGCAAAATTCTAAACTTTTTAACAATTTATCTAAATGATTTGCCTGAGAAGAAAATTCAAAATCTCTAGTTGAATATTGTTGTTTTATTAATCTATAAGTATTCACTTGTCGTCTAAGCCAGTGGAGTTTCATTAAAGTAGCAAGAACTTGAATTTCTGCATTCCCAAGAGTATTGGTAAAATACGATACACCGAACTCGTCAGTACTAATACCTAAACCAACTCTAGGAAACCTAAAATCAAAAATTGCCATCTTAAGAATTTGTTCCATATCCGCCAAAACAACTGAATTATTTTCTTCACGCATCCAATCGTCTTCTTCTATTCTAGCTAAGAATGCACCAAAGACTTCTGAATAAGGAGTTGCCATAGGTTATCCCTCCTTACTGGTTTTTTCATCTCTTTTCTCTCTTTGAATTTTTTCTACATCTACATGATAATTTTTTCTGATATAATCAGATTTTTCTATAGTTAATTGTTTTGGAGTATTAATTGTAGTTTCGATAAGAATTTCAAGAGTTCCATCTGACATATTTTTCATTTTTTCAACAAATTCTGTAAATTCAGTTACGTATAACAAACCAAGAATTTGATTTTTATCCAAAACGATTTTTTTCTCATTGTACATTTCTGGATCTTCTTCTTCTAACTCTAATTTTATCCTACAATTTTTATCTTCTATATATAGATATCCTCTATCAAAAAGATTCTTTGTATCTGGATCGTAAATGCACTTTTCTAATTCATCAAAAGGAACTTTTTGGCGCGCATTTTCACCTTTCCAAACTCTTTCTCTTGTTTCTCCCGGTACACGGTAAAAAACAATTCCACTAACCATTTTTCTAACAACATAATTTTCCATTTTTATATCTCCTTTTATCTCAAAAAAGGGGGAGTATTATAACTCCCCCTATTAAATTATTAAGCTAAAGCGGTATTTTGAATAATACCCCAATTATTAGTATACATAATAGCAGTACCAAATTTCTTGTAGACCATCATTTCCATACTATAATCACCATGAAGTGTTCCAAAGTCATTTACATAACTAGTGCCTTCGAATACAACTTTAACGATCTTATCTCCGCCAGTAGGAAGAACAAATGCATATTGATTATCAAGTTGATAAGCAGCATTAGTTTCATCTTCGAATGCGTTAGGAATTTCAACAATAGGAGCGCCATAGAACATAGCGATTCTACCAGTTGAACGAAGATCTTCAATATCTTGTACTGAAAGACTAGGATTTTGACCTGAAGCATAAACAACAGCGTCACCCATTGCATTAATGAAAGGAGCAGTAGCAAAAATAACAGCGCCTTGTCCATATGTGCGAATAGTATTAACGAGTTCTCTAGTATTTGAGACTGAGAATGATGCACCAGTTACTTTAGTATTGCTTGGACGACCAGTTGCATTGTAGGAACCAGCAAGTTCTAAAGCGATTTCTTTATAAACATCAACTTCAAGACCAGTCATAATAATTTCAATTAATTCTGCCCAATCTTCTAATCCACTGATATATCTTTCAAAATCAATACGAACTCCACCACCAGCTGCATGTGTAAATACTTCGAAATTTTCAGTGTCTAGTCTGAATGTTTCATAGATACCAGCAGGTGATACGCGACCTACAAATTGTTTTGCACGTTGACGACCTAATTTCTTTTTAAATATTTGCTTTGCCCCTTGTGGAAGATTAATAACTTCTGCAAATTGACTCATTGTTGCTTCAATTCTTTGAGGAACAATTTCATCAACTGTAGTAGCAATTAATTCATAAAGGTCATATTTATTTCTTTGGAATTTAAAAAAATCACCAAGGTATTTTTTTAATTCTTCTTTCAAACTTGTAGAAACATCTTTAACTGAATAAGTTTCAGAGTTTGCTACATAGCCTTGACGTTGAGTAGCATATTTTGCTAATTCGAAAATTTCTTTAGTGAAAGCCATCTTAGTATCCTCCTCCTTATTGAGCTTTGATAACAACAAATTGTACACCAACGTCACCGTTAGGCATTGTTGTTTTCTTTATTGCTTGTAATTGAATTGTTTCTGTTCCGGCAACTGCTGTATCAATTTGAATTGCGCCAATAGTTGAAGCATATCCATAAACAGGAGTTGTTGCGGCGTTAGTAAGTGCAGCAAGTGCTACGGCATTGTTTGCATAATCTGAAGTGTCATAACAAATGCAATTAGTAGTAAATCTTTCACCAACTGAAAGAATACCAAGACGAGGATATAATCCCTGTGCTCTATTTTGATATTTGTTTGTAGCTTCTGCTGTAAGTTTAAATGTATTTAAACCACTGGCATTTGGATCATATTCTTTTTCTGGTGAATAGTGAAGTGCAAGAATTGCATCTCCAGATATGCCAGCAGGGAAGGCAACTTCTCCGCCAACATAATCAACAGCAAGAATCATTCCGTTTTCTGCTGGTGTAGCTGTATTGAAAGCTGAGTTCAATGGAAGGTCAGCAACTACTCTACCAGTAATAGGGAAAGTAACTCTATTGAGTTCAATAGAAGCATATCCATCAATAGTAAGTCTGTTAATACTCATTATTTAATCCTCCTAAATAAATTAATTCTTCTTATTCTTTCTAAGAATAGAAACTATCCCATTTTCATTTTCTTTGCCTAGGACTGAGACAAAATTTGTATGTTGAGGTTGAACATCATCAGTTTCTTTGAGCATTTTATCTGCTAAAATAACAGATAATTTTGTTCTCAATTCTTCTGTAGTATATTTATCAATAGAATCAATAAATTCTGAAATTTCTTCTTCTGAAAGTTTCTTTTTAAATTGTTCAATGATAGTAGTTTTTTCATTTTTAACTGCAATTATTTTATAAGAATTAAGAGTTTCAATTTCACTTGTTAAATTTTGAATTTTTATTTTATATTCAACAATACGACTATTTAAACCATTAATTTCTTCAACTTTTGCATTATATTCTTCAATAGAATACATTATTGGCATTACTTCTCCACCATCATTATCTTCTGGTTGTGGATCTGGATATTCAATTACACTTTCTCTTGTTCCTGTTATAGTTATAGTTTCATTAATTCCAGTTGAATCATTTGTTCTTGTAAGAGTAGTTGTTTCATCAATTGTTTCAACTATCTTACCAAATTCATCAACTTTTTCAGTTTCAACTTGAATATTATTTTCAATTACTTCAGAATCTTTAACTTCAAACTTAGTTACTTCTCCTTCTGTAATTACTTTTGTATTTTCATCCATCTCTTCGTTTCCTCCTCCAAGATTTTTCTCATTGATTTTATTAATACTTTGAAAGAAAGAACGACTTTCTTCATCAAGGTTATAGAAGGCAGAATCTTCAAAACAAGGAAGGGTTGTTGTACCAAGAGCGCAAAGACCTTTCATAGATCCCTCTTGATAAACAAAATAATAATCCCCATTGATTACTTTCCAATCTCCCATAATGGTTGATCTTTCTAGTTCCATTGATTGACTACTATTTGGAATTTTTGAAGCTTCAGGCCAATAACTAGACCATAAAATAACATCAAAACTAGAATATTCTCTACCATCGTTTCCAATTTCCCATCTAAAATTGGGTGATGTAGGAACAAATCCGTATGCTTTCTTATTGCCTTTATCTCCATGATCTTCAAAATCTTCTGTTTCTATATTATAGGACGCTACAATTGGGACATGTGGAATTGACTTATTGAGTTTTTCTGCAAATTCATCTGTAATCCAAGTTCCATTACGATTGCCGCCTCTATAATAGATTCGTGCTCTTACCTTAGAAGTTAATTCGTTTATCTTTTCTGTTTTTCCAACAAAATCAATTGAGAAAGTAGTAGGGATTGGTCTATCCATGTTAATACCTCCTCTACATGCTCTCTTCATTTTTTATTGTTTGATCAGCCTTTTGAGATAAAGGCTTTGTTGGACGTCCTGAATCTTGCGTTGGTTTTTCACTAGTTGTGTGAGAAGATTGTAATGGAATCATTTTCTCATGAAGCATTAATATATCTGTTTCAAGTTCAATAAGATCTGGAAGTGAAGATTGTTTTACTCCAGTTACAATACTTACTAAAATTTTACTATAACCATATTGTGCAGTCTTGAGATATATATCAAGCATATCTTCTCTATTATAATGTGAGATTGGTAACAAACTCACTTCAAAATAATATTTATTATTTTCACCATAGCGCATATTTGTTTGATAAGCAACCCAATTTACATATTGTTCTTGCATATCTAAAACAAGAGACATATCATTAAGAATTGACATCTTAATTGCAGTTGAACTATCGGTTCCAAAAAGCAATGGAGATACTCCAGCTTCATTATATACACTACGTTCAATTTTTTCTAAATTATCACGATCTGTTGCTGTTTTACTTCCAAGAGCATGAAGATCAACTTCAGCAAATGTAGTAAGAACATCAATTCTAGGACTATTAACTAACATATCAGTAACTCCTTTGTGGAGTTCTACAGTTTCATCAATTGAAAGTAAAAAATTACCTTCTTTATCCATTGGAATTTTTTGAACTAAAATGTGTTCAAGTTCTTGTTTATCTAAATCTTTTTCTATACTCTTATATTCATCAAGATTAGCTACTGCCGGAATCATTGAAATAAAATATGGTTTATATTGATCTTGATAATAGAAAGCTACTCCAATTTCTGGAGCAACCATATGCCATCTAAAATTAGTGGTATCTTTTTTGTAATCATTATATGCTTTTGTAAATTCTTTTGGAAATTCAGCTAAAGCCTGTTCTCTAAGTAGATTATCACTAATTGCATCAAAATACGCCATATCAAACTCAAGAATATTTATATTCTGATGAGTTTTATAACGACTGCGGCAGTATTTAATAGGTAAGTCTTTAAAGACTATTTCTGTTTCACTTTTCTCTAAAAATAACCCATAGTAAGCACCATAGACCAACATTTTAAATGTCATTCTAGGAAAGTTTAATTTTGGGTTAACAACTGTATCAGCAAAAAATGTTGCTTTTTTATAGTTTTCTAAATATTTATTTGCTTTAATAGTTTTTATTGTAATTTTTTTAGGTGCTATTAAAATATCATTAGTTAGAAAAGTAGAGAAATAAGAGATAATTCTTTGATAAAGACCACTCGTACCAAGATACTTTTCCGATAATGATATAATTTGTTCTGCAGAACCATCCGCAATAAGTTGAGCAATATCTTCTGCTGTTTCAGTAGATGATAGAATTCTTTTACTAATAGATGTGGCATAAGCACTTTCATTTGTACCAACCATTTCTCGAACTTTTTTAGCAAAATTTATAAATCTATTTTCAATTTCTTCCAAATCTATCACCTCCTAGGTGTATAGAAAACCATACTCATTGGATTTTTACGATGGTTTCTTAATGTTTTAAAATGCTCCTCTTCTAATATCTTTATTCTCCAAACACCATATTCAAATGCTGAGAATTTATCTTTACCCATTCTACTATTTATTCTTTCTAATAAAATTCCATTATAATCAGGTTTTGCACGCAAATTACACATTTCATCTAAAAGTCTACTAGTCATTTCATAAGGCATTAACTGAGCAATACGTTCTTCTGGAGCCATTTTAGATCCCTTTTGAGTCGCTAGCAATTTGTGTTTAGCTTCTTGTTCTTTAATTAAAAATCGAATTTTTCCACTCATTAATTCAGCAAAACAAGTGCTATGAATTTCACTATTCAATTTTGGATTCGCTTTAATAACGAAAATTTTTCTTTGACAATCACGAGGTTGTTTAGCAATATAATCTTCATCGTTAATTACACCGTAAGGTGGGTAGAAATTACCCTTTTCATCAATATTTGGTTTTATTACAAAATCAAGTAATCCAACACCAATACCAGTACCATCAATAACTACTTGTTTAGCTTGGAATTGTTCCATAACTTTCTTAAGTTCTATTGATTGTTCTTCAAAGTGTTTATTATCTAGTATTTTGACATTTACCAATTTTTTTAAAAAATAATCCTTTTGTGGCATAATCTTAAAAATGCAAAAAACAGTCTGTGCTACTATTCTGCCGACGTCTACACTAATTAAGTAAAACATATCTTTGTTGCTTACTACGGTTTTTGTAAATTTTTTCTCGGCATTAACTATTTTTCTATATTTTAACATACGCCCATAGTCAAACCAACTTTCACTGTTGCCGCCAGTCCAATAACTAAGATATTCTCGCGCAAAATCTCCTTCTTTAAATGTTCCAGAAATTCTTTGATCTTCAATATGTTTTCTAGATACTAATTTATGCATCATTGGAATTCTAACATCAAGTCCCATAACAAAATTATCTTTTGGAGCTATAATACTCTTCAAAAGAACTTCAATAAGTTTTTCATAAGCATATGTTGATTTTGATCCTGCAGATGTACTATAAATTTGGGCATGTTGTGGTTCATTATCATTTATTGTTCCATTCTTCATACGACGATCAAGTGTCATCAAAGGAAGAATAACTTGGTTAAGCATATCTTGATCATGATCGCGCACTTCGTCAATGAGGCCGCCATTACGCCGTCCACCACGTGCAGAATCTAATGCACCAACAATAGTAAACTCAGAACCGTTACGAAACCAAAGATGAACATTAGCAGAAGACATATTTTTACGTATGATCTCCTTTTCGAGGAATGGAAAAGTGCGCCATATTTCCTCAATTTTCTCTCCTGCAATAGATATGCCTTGTCCCTTTCCTGGAGCACATATAAATTGTTTTGAAGTTGGCTGGAAAATGCACCGTAAATACAAAGCCAACACTGCAAGAAATGTTTTTGATGTACCACGACCTGCTGTAATGTAAACATACGAATAGCGCATACAGGCGCGCAAGTACATCCTTTGAAAGAAATATAAAGTAAAACCACTATCTTTCGGAGTAATGAGATCAATAAATAAGTCAGGATATACCGTAAAGAGTGCCATATACTTTTGAAGTAATTCAGCATTTCCATCTATTTTCTCTTGAGTGAGCATAGCTCCTTTATCTAATTTTATATTAAAATCTCTTCTCATTCTATTACCATCTCTTGGTTATCATCTTCGTCGCCATCGGCAACAAGAGCTTCAACAATTGTATAACTTTCATCTTCATATTTATCAAGATCCGCGTCAGACATTTCAAAGGTTCCGGCCTTATTTATGCCCAGGGCCGCAAATTTCTGTTCTACCTGATCTCTCAAACTAGATTCTCCCATAATTAAACGATGTACATACTTCTGCATGTTCGCCATTGTCTCATCAACAATATCTTTCGGCACATCATCGTAGTATGGGTTGCGCCACCCCGTCTTTTCCAAATACGAAATTAACTCCCCCACACTCTCAAAATCACTCATACTTCGGATATTTTCGGTAGTGAAGCCGCCAATCTTCATCTCCTTGTCATAGCTAGAGATGTCTTTATCTATATCATCACCACGAGAAATTTTTTGGGAGATACGCACAGACAATTTTGCAAGTTTTCGCGCAGAATCTTCTTGTGTCACGGTAATTATATTATGAGAGGTATGGAGTCCATTATAAAAATTCTCCATATACTCCAGTTCGTCTGGGGTGTAGTTCTTTCCCCAAGTGTGTGTAAGTTCGGCTATTTTCGCCTCAGAAAGTACCGGTATCTTATCTTTGTACTCTCCTGTCTTTAGGGCTTTTGCCCACTCATCCTGCATAGTTTTCCACTTTATAGTAGAATAAGCTTCGTCAGCGCAATATCCTTTAACATACGCATCAAAAGCTTTTGCACCCAACTCTACAGATAATCTAGTCCATATATCAGGCATAAATGGATAATCGGTCCATTGGCAAAACTTATCCATAGTTGCCCATTCCTCAATATCTATAATTTCGGCAAGACAATTCTTGCAAATGGAAAGTGTTCCATCGGGAAAGAAGTGGGATTTAGTTGGATAGAAATAGGAACTTGAGAGATAAGTGCCGCATTTGGTACATGTCTTTGAAGCTATTTTTGGTTTGATACTTGTCATTTGTTTTTCACCTTCTTTTGGCATTCTCTACATATCGGACTAAGTTGGTCGTGGGTATTGCGCTTTTTCGCAAAAAAACGAGTGTCACGAAGTTTATGTTCGTGGCACTTTGTGCAGGTTTTCCACTTTTTAGGGAAATTGCGCGCAGATACTTCGTCGAGGTCAATTTGACCAGTTTGAGCGATGGCTCCGCATATTTCCTTAGTCCAGATAGTAGATATGTAGTTAATGGCGTAGTCTAATCCATAAAGTGTGAGAAGTTCTTGCGCAATTATTTCGTTGGATGCATGATCGACTTTGCGCACGAGTATATGGTAGCGGGAGGGTGATAAATTGGTGCGCGATACTAAGCATTCTACTGCGCGAAGTAGAAATGTTGTACTACTCGTAGGATTGTCGTATTGTTGGTGGCAGAGAGCGCTATAGAGATTGAGAATATGGTAGAGGTGTATTGGATTGGTGAGGTCAATAGTATGTTCGGCAACAGTATGCCATGTCCATTCAGTAGGACCGCAATAGGTAAGAAGACTGCGGCCAGAAGCATCAGTGCGCCATTGGAGATCGAGTGGTTCTATGACGTAGCCGCTATCGGATGTCCAGTCTATTTCCTGTATACCGCCATTGAGTATTGAGGTGAAGTGGATAGTTGGACGAAATAGGTCTTTGAGGGAGTACTGTTCTTTGCGCATATCTATCAATAGGTGTCTCATGTAGTATTTTTTCACATTATCTGTTAGAGTTTTTGCGTATTCTTCGGCAGCGTCTATGTCGTTCCAGAGACTTGCCATTCCCGGTATATCACCATCTGTTGTACGAGATATTTTTGGTTTTGGATTAGTGTATGGTGTTCTGTTATTGAATGGTTTCAGTGAGGTTTCATCGAACATGATATTCTCCATTAGCGCATCAAGAGATTGGGGATCTTTCTTTTTCCAAGTAGAGTGTTTAGTCGATATTTCTTTAGCTTCGGGCAAAGAGTTACCTTTAGCTGTTTTTCCATAGAGGATGTAGTTGGCAATTCGCTCTAGATCTTTTAGAGGTACTTTTTCGAGAAGTCCTGCGTCGGCAAGGATGCAAACTGTGAGACAACGTTCTTCTGCTGTCACTATAGTGTAATCAAGTGTAATTCTAGTCATGTCGTGTGCCTCCTTTTTAGTGAGAGACAAAAACTCTCCATACATTAATTATAACATAGTTTATAAATAGTGTCAAGGGGGAGACAAATGTAGAATTGAAAATTTTTGTTATGTGAATTTGAAAAATTTTATTATGTGAATTTGTATGCACAGCCAGCAAGCTAAAAAATCCCGATTTTGAATTTTACCGCAATTATCCCCCCACTTGTCAATTGACAAATTGTACAAACTTTCCCGGAAATCTTTGTGCAATATACCAACCCATCAGGTATTGACATGTCGATGCAATTATGGTATAATAGAAGTGATATCTTTTTATTTCTATTGACATTATACACAAAAACAAATCGAAAAATTGTTGCACTTTGTCAATGATGAAATATCTGTTTTTGCTTGACAGTCGATAGTCCGACATGGTATAATAAATCATAAGGTAAAAGGAAAAAATAAAAAAAATAAAGTAGGATAAAAAAATGTTTAATGTTTATGCAATGGCCCTTGGTTCCACTGGTATCGTCAAAGTCGGTTACACGAACGATCTCAAACGGCGCGCTGGCGAACACGGTCGTAAATACAATTGCCGTGGTCAAGTTGAAATCCTAGACTCGATCGCCTTTACTAGTAAAGCGACTGCTGAAAAAGTCGAAGCCATCGTTCTTAAGGCGATGAAAGATGCTGGTTTTGAGATGGTCAAAGATGCTCAGAACGGCGACACCGAACGGTTCTATATGAATGGTGAGATGGTCGAAATCACCTTCAAGGTTCGCAAAGAACAGAAGCTGAGAGTGGGTCGCTAAGACTCACTCCAATGACCAGGAGGGCAAGAAAATGGTAGTACACGTTGAAAAGAATGCTAGTAAAGTTTATAATTGGGTTGCAAATAGAATCGCAAGAGATAGAATGCTCAACCTAACACCAGTCAAATATATCGTTAAAAATTCTAGTGGTTGCTACTATGTAATCGCTTGTCAACCTAAAAAAAGTGTGATATAATAAGGATAGATAGAAAGAGGTGCTACAAATGAAGAAGATTGAATACAAAGTGCAGAAAATTGATGGATTCAAACTTTATATTATTATTGGTAAAAATATAGTTACTGGAAAATCATATGTAGTTGCAAATCATATTACAAAAGAAGAAGCAATAAAAAAAATACGCAAAATAGAAAGGGGATACTGAAAGTGACACATAAGAAGCGGCAGAATAGAGAGAGGAAACGACAGTCACCGATCCCTTGCGTTAAGGTGACACCAACAGGCAAGCAAAAACAAGCACAAAGAGAGCGTAAGAAGAAGTGGGGTGATGAATAGATGATGTCCTTTGATGAATGGTGTGAATGCACAGATGTTGAACAGGATGATGACAGTTATTGGGCATATGATGCATATGTTGAATAGTGTAGAGAAAATGAATAATTTCAATTTCTTTTAAAAAAAAGATTTGCATAATGCATTAGTATATTATTAATGTACTAAAAGTCCCCCTTAGTTGCGTAAACGTTTACGCTTGCGATGGTCCGATTCTCGTGTCTGAAGATGCCTATCGCTGTAGGGTTTGCGGGTTTTACTATTTTAGAAAAAAGTGTTGACAAGTCTTTTGGGGTGTGCTATAATGAGTATATAGAAGAAAAGAGGAAATACAAATGGAAAAGATTGATCTTACTCGTTATGAGATTATGCGTCAAATGTATCTTAACGGTAAAATGTCAAAAAGTAAATGGACACGTATTTGTGAAATAATCGTCAATGACCTGCTTAATGAGAGTAAGAAAGGTTGAATTATGGAAAAATATATTTTGTGGAAAAATGGAAATGTCTGGAAAGTTTTTGATCCCGATACTAGCACCCAAGTTGGAGAATTCAAAAGTGAGAGGGAAGCTCTTGCTTATATTAATGGAGAAGATCCATTAAAAATTCAAAACTTTTTTCTTAGGATAGGTTGACATCAATTTTACTTTGTGATATAATTATAATATAGAACAGAAACCGAAGTGAGCGGAATCCAAACGGTGACAAGTCTCCCGATTTGAGAAGTCTCGACCCACTTCATTTTTAAAAGGATATTTTATGAATATTGAAAAAGAAATTATCAATCATTTTTATAATGTTCCTGTTGTTGTTGAAAAACGTTTTTGCTCTCGCGCAGTCTTAAAATTGGTTGTAAGTGATGAAACAGGACTTGTAAAAAAATGTGATCCTGAAGTTTTTCAAATTGCAAATGACAGTTGGGCAGATGAAAAAATGATAAAGGGTCTTAACTCAAAAATGAAAAAGATTGCGCGACAATTCAATCCACGACTTGTTGGAATCTTACACGAAATTGGTCATGCCAAAACAGTTATTGGTATGAATTGGGATTTTAATAAACAGTTTCGTATTTTAGTTAATAATTTAGATGTTGATGAAATTTTTGCAATTCGTTTATACCGAAAGATCCCTATTGAGAATGTTGCAGATAAGTGGGCAATAAATTGGTTAATTGAAAATTCAGAATTAGCACATCATTGGTCACAATTACTGAATTGAAGTCTGAAACCCTTACTCTCACAGGGTTTTCAGGTTTCATTTTTCGGAGCATTGTTTGTGCATATTGCATAAAAAAATAGTTTTAATTTGTGCACTTTTTCTCTTGCAATGCAATGTGTTTGGTGATATAATAAATACATAAGAGGTGAGGCGAACACCATATGAAACGCAGAAAGAGATTTTAATATGAAGATTACCAAAGAAGTTAAATTGTTTGCAGAAAAAGAATTTGACAAAAAGGTTTCTGAAGTTCGTGATGCTTTCTATGCACCATATGTGGATAGGGAAAAACAAATTCGAGTTGAATTCAAACCATTTGTTGATGAATTGAATCGTCAGTACAATGAATTTTTGGCAAAATATCCAGATGCAAAACTTCGAGTTGATACACATTACAGTGACGAACGCTTTACAATTGGTAGCGTTTCCGTTATTCGCACTGACTTTAAAAATGATTTTGACAAAGTTCGTTTCATGGCCGAATTGTCAATGGGTGAATCACTTTCTGAAATCACAACCATTCTTAATAAATATTTTAACTAAGAGAGGGCGGGCAACCGCTTTCTTTCTTTTAAAAAAGTATTAACATTTATTTTATTTTATAGTATAATAAGATTATAGAAAGAAGGAAAGTAAAATGATTTGTAAAGGGTGTTTGAACAAAGTTCATGAAATCACACAAGAAGAAAAAGATAAATTTGAATTTGCATTCGATGCAAAATATTATTGTGACTGGTGCGATATCCTTCTTTATGAATTTGATGAAGTTGCAAGTGGAGTAGTAATAGATGCAGATGGAAATAGAGAATTTTGGTAAGAGAACAAAAGTTCTCTTTTACTTTTTTCGTAAACGTTTACGATGGGTGGTCCGGCCTCCGGACTTGGAAACCGTTGCGAGAGTAGGCTTTCCAGTCACAAGAAAATTAAAAAATATTTTTAAAAAACGTTGACAGGGTGTTTTTTCTGTGGTATAATTAAAACATAGAAAAGAGAGGTAACGCAGATGAACAAAGCAATTTACTTTGATATGGACGGAACAGTTGCAAATCTATATGATGTTGAGAATTGGTTACCAATGCTTCGTGCTGAAGATCCAACCCCATATCTTATTGCTGAACCTAAAGTTGATATGGTAGAGTTGGTAAAAATTCTCGATCAACTTAAAAACAACGGTTATACAATCGGAATCATTACTTGGCTTTCGATGAATAGCACAGAGGGATATAAAAAGAAAGTTCGTGAAGCTAAGGCTGAATGGATTTCGAAATTTTTTCCATTCAACTTTGATGAAATTCACATGGTAAAATATGGTGCACCAAAACACACAATAGCTAAAATTAAAAAAGGAATTTTAGTTGATGATAATAAAGAAGTTCGTGCCAATTGGTTAAAATATGGTGGTAATGTTATTGATGCAAAACCAAAAACATGGCTTGACAATTTAAGAAAGTTGGTATAAAATATGATTGTAAAGATGATTTATGCAGATACTTTAAAAGAGATTGATTTTAAGGCATTAGGTCCAGGTAGTTATGAAATTATTTTGCCTGGAATTTGTATACCAATAACAATTAATGAAAGGGATAAAAAATGAAAATTACTGTTTGTTTAAAGGTTTATAAATATATTGATCTTGATTTGCCTGAGAATGTTGTTAATGATATTTCAACAGATGATATTGACATTGATAGCATTCCTGAAATTAAACAAATAATTGAAGATCAAGAAGAATGTACAAATACTAAAATTTGTAATATTTTTTGTGAAGAAAAAGATCAATATATTTTCGAATAATAAAAAAAGTCAATCTTTGAAATCTTACAGAGAGTAGGATTTCAAGGTTTTCTTTTTGGACGGGCAGCGCGTATATTGCACAAAAAAGAAATAATATCTTCGTGCAATTGTCACTTGAACCATTCTCCAGTTATGGTATAATGAATACATAAAGGAGATTAACTTATGAATAAATATGAAATTTTAGCTAAAAATGTTGATTCTCTTGAGTGGATTGGTTCTGGTTGTTCTCGTGATGCTTATTATGCTCGCAACGAAAATCTTGTTATTAAAATTCCGCATTGTAATGGTGAAAGACAAGAAGAAAATGAACTTAACATTTTTAAGAATATGAAAAAATTCTATCTTAAAATTTTTCCTATTGTTGATATTATTGAATATAATAAAAGACAAATTACTATCATGAAAAAATGTGAAGTTCTTTCCGAATTTGCAGAAGATTATGATTTTGATAATGTTGATTGGGAAAGTTTTAATGATTTGTTAAAACTTGCTCAAGATTTAGATCTTAACACAAAATACGTGCGTATGCTTCATAAATTTATTCATAAATATAAAATATATGATTTATTTGAAAATAATCTTGGTGTCTTTGAAAATCGCTTAGTAATTATTGATGCAGGCGGTTAATCTAATAAAAGAAAGTCTGAAGATGCCCTTGCACCAGGACTTTTCAGGCTTTTCTTTCGGGCCATCGGGCCGTGATTTTGCACAAAAAAATATTTTAAATTTGTGCATTTTACATATTGAATTGATCCCAAATCTGTTGTATAATAATAGAGAAAGAAGAGGAATTTATGAAAAAGAAATTGTATTTGATTCTTGATATTGAGGGCGCGGGTGAGTGTGATTGCGCATTTGCTTATGATGTCGGCGGTGTCGTATGTAATAAACGTGGGGAAATTATTGATACCTTTTCTTTTGTTGTTCGTGATATTTTTAATTATGAATCTCAATTAATGGCCTCTGCTTACTATAGTAAAAAGATCCCTCTTTATCGCGCAGGATTGAATGTTGGTGAGTTTAAATTGGAATCATTCTACAATGTTAGAAAACATATTCATGATGTTATTAAAATGTATGATATTGATTATGTTCTTGCTTACAATGCAGGTTATGATGTTAACGGTTTAAATAATACTCAACGTTGGCTCACAAAATCAAAATATCGTTGGTTCTTGCCTTATGGTACAAAAGTCGGTTGTATTTGGCATATGGCTTGCCAAGTGCTTTGCACTCAGAAATCATATGTAAAGTTTATTGATGATAATGGATTGCGTAAAACTTCCGGCAGACTTCCGACTTCTGCTGAAATCGTTTATGCTTATATGATTGATGATGTATCTTTTATTGAATCTCATACTGGTTTAGAAGATGCCATTATTGAATCTGCTATCTTTAGTCGTTGTATGCGCCAAAAGAAAAAAATGGATAAATCAATTAACAAAAGGTGTTGGGCAATTCCCCAAGAAAAGGTAGTTTAAATGTTTACTATTGAAGAAATTTATTTCATTGAAAAAATGACAGAGGGCGCTTGCATGATGTGCGGTGTAAGAATGTCTTGCCAAGAATGTAAGGTTTTTAAGATTCAAGATAAATGTGAAGATATGATAAGGGAAGGAATAAAATAAAATAGTCGAGTCCGCAAACCTTACTGCCGCAGGGCTTTCGAGGTTTGTTGGACGGAGCATCGCCGTAAACGTTTACGAAAAAATATTTTTTATTTGGTAGCCGTGGATACTTTACAAAGGTCTGACTACGTGGTATACTTAGTACATGAGGTGAGGGAAACAGACACCGAAAAAAATTAAAAAAGTTTTTTGAAAAGTGTTGACAAGTCCTAAAATCTCTGGTATAATGAATATATAAAGAACAGGGTGGTGGCCGACACCGAAAGGAATCAATTATGAGTGAAATGAAACAAGCCGAACGTCTCAATGCTGTCCGTAACGCCGCAATCGCTATGCTGAACCTGCCTGCTGATGCCAAACTCGTCAAGACTGGTACTTTCGCTTTCGAAACCGAGTTCGGTCCTGTCCGTGTCGCAATCACCGCTGTTAAAGATGTTGATAACTTCAACATCACGGACGAAGCCGAAGCTTTCGAGTTCGATCTGAAAGATCGTGAGAACAAAGCGCTGACTCGCAAGATCAAGGCTGACGAAAAGAAAGCCGCAAATATTGCCAAGAAAGTCAAACAGGCGGAAGCCAAGGAAGCCGCTGAACCCAAAGCATGATCTCGCACCTGAGCACGTGGGTAAACCGCTCACCAAAATGGTTTATGGTAAACCAAAGCGCTACCTATTTTAGCCACGCAGGAAAAACCATTTGTCCGACCTGAGTATGTCGTTAAACCGCTCACCAAGTCGTTTGCCAATCGACCATAAACAGGGCATAGCCTTTGGTACGCTTAGGCGATAAACAGTACAAGTTATCGTGGGGACGCTTGCGATTGCGAAGAAAGAAAAAGAGGGGACGCCCTTTTTTTTGTCACTACCGTAAACGTTTACGCCGGTAGTCCGCGAAAATATTTTTGAAACCTTACTCTCTCTAGGGTTTGCGGGCACACTAATATTAGAATAAGTGTTGACTTATGTTGGATTGTGGGGTATAATTAGGATATAAGAAAGAGAGGAAATACAAATGGGTTGGAAAAAAATTACTAGTGAGGTTCGCGTTTGTGACATATGTGGTGAAGTGTTTTCCTGCCCTATTATTATAGATGGCAAAGAATATTGTACCAATTGCTATAATCATGAGTTTGTTGAATGTGATGTTTGTGGTCATGAAAAACATAAAAGTTTAATGATCCCAGATGATTATGTTTTTGATAGATTGGTTTGTAAAGAGTGTATAAAAGAAAAATATGAATATTATAAAGAAATAGTAGAGGGAAAGAAATGGTAGACTTTTGTTTTGGTCCTTATACTACAGATCAAATGATTGCTAAGGTTGAAGATCTCAAAAAAAATTATCTTGACTTTGATGTTCTCATTATGCTTGAAGTTGTACTTGGATTACTTAAAGAAAAAAGATTGAAAGAGATGTTTAAATAAGATGATTACTGATGAATTAATCAAAATTTGTCTCAATTTTAACATAATTATCCTTAAAATGGATAAAAAAACATGTTTTTTACTACAAAAAAACATTGATAATGTAGTAGATGGATTAGAAAATATATCAAAAATGATAGAAAATGAGGAAAAAATATGAAAAAAATTAAAATAGTTTCTTATTATGAACATAATGCAGTTTATATTAATGATAAATTGTATGATATTTATAAAGATGATGGTTTTGAATTGGGTGTTGAAATTGGTAAAATAGTTGGAGAATACAATAATCATGAAATAGAATATAGTGATCTTGAGGATTATGATGATAATCCAGGGTATTCAGAATTTGAATTTCCAAATTATCTTTATGAAATTTATAGATACTTCATGAAACAAAAACAAGTGGAAATTAGTGAATGTCCAGATGACGGAGATCCCGCTAATGATTGCCGTGGTTGTTGTTATGGTGGTGATTACCATTATGATCCAGATACCGATGAATGTGTCAGAAGAGAGGAAGAAGAATAATCTAAAATAGTGAAGTCTGGAGATGCCTGATAATAGGGCGTTCCCAGACTTTATTTTCGGACTACCGGTTGTCATGACATCTTTACATCCTTACATCATGATGTCTACTCCTCTTGTCCTCTTGTCAATAAGTTGACTTATCAAATAATTGACTGCCTAATATCTAACAAGCTAGGACAAGCTACGTTGCCACAGCTACAAAAAGCTAGAACCGTAAACGTTTACGGAAACCATATCTCATATCTCCCCTTTTAATTATACCATAGCAGCTAGGATTTGTCAAGAGATCATAAACGTTTCCGGAAAAAATTTTTGTTTAAAATTGGTAGCCACCGCATCTTTACAAAAGTCCGCAGGTGGAGTATAATTATATTATAAGGTTGAGGAAAAGAAAGTGACGGCAATCGGATTCGCGGTTGCTGGAGCGTAGCTCCAGAAACTTGACTTCCCTCTCCTTATACGGTATAATATTAGTATAAGGGTAGTGACCTACACTGTGCCCAATGGGCGGAAAGTGAGTAACAAATGGAGAAGATGAAGCAGGCCGACAAGTTCGCTATGGCGAGAGCTGAAGCACAGGCTAGATTTGACATGACCGATGCCGTCCAGGTGGGCGTTGGTGAGTTCGCAATCAAAACCGAGGCTGGTGCTGTTAAGGTTAAGTTCACCGCCGTCAAGGACGTGGACTTCGACTTCGAGCAGGCTAAGGCGGACTTCGAGTTCGATCAGAAAGACAAGGCCGAAAAGGCCGCAGTTAGAAAAGCCAAAGCTGAGGCCGCAAAGGTCGCAAATGTGGCTAAAAAGGAAAAGCAGAAAGCTAAGGCCGAAGCAGAAGCTAAAGCCGCTGAGTAAGTGCGCACCTAGGCATGTGCTTAAACCGCCCACCAGCCCATATCCCATAGTAGCGTGGCGGCAAATTGGGTGGCGACATGCCTTTAGGGTCCAAAAAGAAAGCCAAAATCCTCTACAAAAAATGGGGTAAGAGAGAGTGCGCGAGCACTCTCTTTTTTTGCATTATAAAAGTAAGCGCGCAAACGTCGCCCATAACCCCACTATGTAGCGTATATTTTTTATGCGGTGGCAAAACGGGGCAAATTCAATGCTAAAATGGGGCAGACCGCAGGAGCTACTTTATAGCCCCACAATGTAGCAGCTACAACATTTGTTATATCTGTGTAAATTTTTCGTCACTATAGCGAAATTTCCACAGACTCCCCCTCATTGCGTTTCCTTTGAAGTCCACTACATTTAGTATAACATAAATATAGAAAAAAGTCAAGGATTGGCAGTTACAGCCCCACTCGCGCCATGCTCTCCACTTGACAAACAAGCTACGATGTGGTACATACTCCATACTCCCCCTCTTTATTATAGCACATTTATTGGCTTTTGTCAAGAAGCTACAAAGCTAGAAAATACAAAGTCAAATACTTGACATGGGCGCGCATCTATGTTATACTTAAAGTAGAAAGTGAGGAAGAAAATATGAGTGAACAAGAGATCAATGAAATGTATCTTGACTACCTTTCAAAATATAATGGCGATTCACTTAATGACACATTTCAAAAACTAAAATAGTTGACAATACTCCCCACATATGATATAATAATATTATAAAGAATGGGTAGCGACCTACCGCTAGAAATTGGAGATAAACATATGTCTGAACTCAAAACTAACGAACGCCTTGCCCTTGTTCGCGCCGAAGCCCTTGCCCTTTTACCTGCCCTTGAGGATGCCGCAAAAATTGGGACTGGAACCTACATTATTGTGACTGAACATGGTGATGCTAAGATTACTATTTCCGCCATCAAAGACGAAAACTATGATGTCGATGAAGAAGTCTTGAAGTATGAAACCAAACTTGCGACTGCGGCCGCAAAAGCTGAAGAAAAAGCAGCTAAAGCAGCAGCCAAAGCCTAATCCACTGAGGAAAACTTAACGGTTTTCCTCTTTTTTTATGCAGTCAAAAGCTTGACAAAAGTCAAAAATGAGCGCACCATCACATTTTGCTACCCCTCTCCCACGTTCCACACTCACTACCCTCCCCGGACACTCTTGGGGGCAATTTTCCGCCAATCTACCACCCATCTATTACTTAATATACTATTGTTACTGGTACTACTACTACTACTACTGGTATTGGTACTATACTACTACTAGTACTACTAGAGTACTTAATTGATAGATATTTGATAGGTTAGTAATAGTATGTGACTACTACTAGATAACAAGACACTAGATAGATATCTATTGGTTATTAATAGGTTATTAATAGGTAGATAAAAAGATAAGTACTTATTTGATAGATAAGTACTTATTTAATAATAGATTATTAATAGTTAAGTGATATATAATAGATATCTATTAGATAAGTAATAGACTATTACTTATCTATTAGTTATTAATAGATATTTAACATAATATTTGGGAGACTTTTTTTTAGATACTAATTTTTTAACTTATACTAGAAATGTATTAGGTAAACCAGCAGTTTCAAATGAAAAGTGAAACTTTTTACTTTCACAATAGAATAGCAGTGGGAATGCGCGCGAAGCACCAATTATTTAGGTTCTTGTTGCCGCAATCACACACTAGTTTCATTTTTTTTTCTATCCCTCCTTAACCATTCTATCGTACCATTTATGCAAATTGCCGCATCCTCATCACCATTACATTTGTCAGGATAATTGACACAGCAAGAACAATTTAAAATCTTTGCTAAATCTTCTATTTCCATTCCAAAACGAATCCACTCATGATTAGTGATTGGTTTTGTTTCTTCTTCGTCTGCTAAACCTACAAACTCTTCATCTTTCCACATTCCCTCAAATTCTTTAATACGATATTGGAATTTGGGATGACAAACTTCATCATCTTTAATTGTTACTACTGTGCCAACTAAATGCCCATAGTCCCAAATAGCAGCTTCGTTCCAATCTAAATCCTTAAGTTCTTTAACTAATACTCTATCCCCTGGTTTATACTTTGCCATCTTTAACTTCCTCCTCTAACCAAGCAATTGTGCCTTTCTCACAAGTAGCTTTATTAAACTTCTCTGGGCAACTTTTCTTTTGGTAGTGGATACAATAACTACAATTAAGTATTTCAACCAATTGTTTATTTGTCATAGCTAGTAACCTAGTTTTATTAGTACTCTTTTTAATTGGTTCTATCCATAATCCTTCAATCATATCGTCATACCACCACCAGTGATGCGCTCCTGATTCTCGAGTGCCCTGATCTTCAATCATAACATATCCACCATCATCATCTATTTTTAAAATAGTCATGACCGTGCCAGCCCAACGATCCATTTCTCCTTCTGAATTTATAAAACTACATTTTTTAAGTTTTTCAATTGGTTTAATTATAACTTTATCATCTTTTTTATATTTCAGCATCTGAATTAACCAACCTTTCTAACCATTCTATTGTCCCTTCCTTACAAATACCATCATTAAAATCTTTTGGACATAGAGAAGTTTGATAATAGTTACAGCATTCACAATTTAGAACTTTATATAAGAGATCTTTTGAGAGTTTTCTAATAATATCTTCATTAGTTTTAAGTGGTTTTATTAAGAAACTATCTCCCCACCAACTAACTCCTCCATCTATATCTATTCTATAGGGAACATTGTCTCTAGGATCTTCACAAACATAAGTAATAATCGCAGATTTCCCACAAAACTTATTTTTATCTTCAGAACGACCAAATTTTTTTAAGGTTTCAAGATCAGGTATAATTACTTTATCACCAGCTTTAAAATTTCTAGACATTATTAATCTCCTTATTTAACCAAGTAAGTGTTCCATCTTTACAAATTTGTTCATTAAATTTAGATGGACAATTATCTGTTTCATAGTTAATACAACAAGAACAATTGAGTACCTTGTAAAGATCCTTGATTTCCATTTTAAAAAGAATATCTATGTTAGTTTTCTTAATCTCATCAATTAAACCAACAAACATTTTATCTCCCCATACCCAACTACCATTGTCTTCTTTTATTTTATAAGGGTACCTATCACCACTTAAATTATCATGAACAATTGTAACAACAGTCCCACCAAGATTTCTCATTTCCTTGGTTGTATTTTGACAGGTACAAAGATCAGTAATAGGTTTTAATAAAACTCTATCACCAATTTTATATTTCGGCATTTTGATCAACTTCCTTTTCTAGCCAAGTATTAGTTCCTTCTCTACATACTTCTTCATTAAATTTACTAGGACAATTTTTAGTATTATAATGTTCACAACAAGAGCAATTAAGAACTTTAGTCAATTCATCATTAGTCATCTCTAAGAAAATATCTCTATTTGTCTTTTTAAGATATTGGTCAAACATAGCAGTATTCCACCACCACTCATTTTTATCTTCAACCATTTTAATACAACTATCATTTTTACTCATAATTGGAAAGGTTATATGACCAATTGTCATAATTTTACCAGCCCAAATATTCAGATCATCAACATAATCTGCACATTGCTCTAATTCAGAAACTGGTTTAATTTTAACTTTATCTCCTATTTTAGGTTCCATATCATATATCTCCCCTCATCTATACTATAAGTATATCATAGTTCTTGATGTTAGTCAAGGATAAGATGCGGCCCTAGCATAAACTTGACTTGATTCAGTAATTATGATATACTTATAGTATAGAAAATGAAAGGGGGAAACCACAATGTTAAGAGGAATTGCTATTATAGGAACACCTTTCGGTTATTTCGTTCTTAATCCCGAGAGTGGTGAAATGCTCGGTGAATTTAAGACAGAACAAGAAGCACAAAAATTCGTTATGGATTACATAATGAAAGAAGTTATGCAAGAGGAAGATAAAACAGAAATCGCTCCATTCACTATAAAACTTTAATAAAGAAAGGTTTTATTATGTACTTAATTGAATCAAATCCTCTTATGTATAATGACACAACTGATATTTCAGACTACAATTGTGGTGGTTTTGCTCTTCAAAATTTTAAATGGTATCGTCCTATATCATTAAGAAATAGATCTTACTTTGAAGACGAAGAAGATTTAGAAATAACTCTTGAAGGTTGCACAGAAGATATTTGTCTTGATACTAAATATACAGATGGAAAACTAATAAAAATTTCTCATTATAGTGAAGCTCCAATCGGTATTGAGGTTGTTGGTTTTAGAATTGGAACCTATATTGATACAAAAGAAATTTGGTATGATGATTTCCATTTTATTTGGCGGAATGAAGATGGTAAATGGTGGCATAAACCAGGATCTTTAGAGATAGAAGAATTTAAAACAGATCCAGATGATTTATGGGATAATCGATATAATGGAGAAATTGTATGGTTTGCACGTGTACCTGAACACGTTTTATATAGAGAGAGTGCGTAAGCACTCTCTTATTTTTTATAAAAAAAAGAAGTACTAATCACTTCTCTTCTCTTTACAAAACGATTCCACCATTCATTATTTCTTGTTTTAGTTATTCCATTGCATATTGGCAATTTCTTTTGCTAGTTTTTCTTTTTCGATTCCTTTTGCATTCTTATATTTTACCAAGATACTATTATAGTTATAACACGGTGCATCACCAAAAACTTTATTGGAGATCCAAGTTAAACAATACTTGCAATTTCTTCTAGCATCTTCACAAGCATAACAAAAATTATGAGGGACTGATGAACAAATATTATTCTTAAAAAAGTCTTCATTACTTTTATCTGGATTATCAGCTAACCAATTCCACAAAATTTTATGAGCTTCTTTGTTTGTATATTGTTTTCCATTAATTGTGTTCATCATTCTATATTCCTGCTTTACAATATATTCTTAATTCCATTTATTTTTTCCAATTATGAACCCTGTTAATACAACCAAACACGCTATAGAAAAGCCCACAATGTATCCTATGATAAATGCAAGAATCATTTCTCTACCTCTCTATATTTCTGGTCGCATTGTGGACAATAATTATGCTCAAGCTGAATAGAATATAATTCTTGCTTTGAAGATGTACTCCACGGTTTCCTGCCAAACATTGGGACATCAATATATGGATAAACTTTTTGATTACAAAGTATTTCTTTTTTGCTTGTACAATTACATGCAGATACTTTCATTCCTTTACCTCCGGTTTCTTAGGCATTCTTTTCCAATGTGTGTACTTGCTTGGATAAACAGCAGCATCATACCAACACCATGTCCGGATTCGTTTGCCGTCAAATATTTGTACATAGCCATCATCATCAGCATCTGTATCAGTCGGAGTTCTATCACTCACCGGAATCCAACGCATCGCTTCAAGTGCATCGATTACAAATTCAAGCGCCAAATCAAATTCATTACTTGTTTTCACTTCTTTACAGCAACCGCATCTTTTTAATCCTATGCTCAAATGATTCTCAACACAAGACAATACCTTGATCACTTTTTCAATCTTCATTTCTCTACCTTCTGCTTTAGCCACATTAAAGCACAATCAATGCAATCTTGGCTCTTTTCTATTAGTTTATCATTTATTTCCGCTTAATTCGTGTTTTATTTGAATTATTTCTTTGCTTACGTTTCTTAAAATTCTTTTATAGCATTTTGGACAAAACTGTAAACGATCCCCATATTTGTCTAAGAGAATTTCCTTTGCATCTTCCATCTGTTTTCCACACGCATCACATTGATACACAATATTAAATGCCATATCATTCAACCTCTTTCTTCAACCACTCTGCTATCTGTGATTCCCCCCAAGAACAATGTGTTCATCACAATTCCAATTATTAAGAAATTCTTTCAACTCATCATCAGACATCGACCTGATCCGGTCTGCGTTGGTTGGTTTAGAACAATTTCCACATTCTCCATTAGGACGATACATTGGCCCGTATAAAATCCCACATTTAGTGCAAATAAATAAACTCATTATTTATCCACCTCCATAGATCTCATGCTCTACTTTACCAGCAATTGCATAGACTTTAAATTTCTTCATATAAATTCTCCCTTTATCATTATACTATAGTTTCAAATTGAAGTCAAGTTATTTATCTTTCATTATCTCGTCAAAGGCCGCTTTAATATCATCTTTAGTTTCTTTAAAGATTGCGCGCTCAACATTGAGATATTCGATTAGTTCATCAAAATAGACTCTGAAATTTTTTCTTTCATACCTTTGAAAGTTGTGAAGAATAACAATACAATTCTTAAAATCATATTCTTTTTCTAAGATAGTTTTAATGTAATTTGCTGTTTCTTCAACTCGTTCCATATTATATATTCGATATTTAGATTGAATGTTTATCTGTCCATTCCCACTATTATTATCAGCTTTATAAGCATAACTAACAAAATATTTATATTTCATTATTCTTCACCCTTCAATTTTTTCAATAATAATAATCTATTAACATCTTTTTTTGTGTTGTTTTCATTTAATCTACCCACTTACAAATATTTTTTGCTTTAGAAGCATCAAAAATCCAAGCACCAAAGCGATGTTCAACACCAGTTGCCGCATCAGTAACAACAGGATCAGTATAAACAGAGCTATCAATACGAACAATTGTAAAGATACGACCACAGAACTCAAACTTCCGACCAACACAATTCTTATCAAAATTATAAGTAGGAACAATTTTCTTAATAGAAACTTCTGCTGCGAATTTCTTAATAGTTCCAGTATTCATATTACGGGCTTCAATAGGGAGAGTACGAGCACGAGGATTGATACCTACGATTTCATACTTAATAGAACCAACCCTAAATTCCATACTAAAAGATTCGGGGTCAATACCGAACTTAGGACAAACTTTTGCATATTCTTCTTTAGTCATCGTAGTCACACTCCTTTAAAAATTGTCTTTAAAACAATGGCTGGAAACTTATAAGTCTTGCCATCTTCCCCTTTGGCAACAATAGGATAAGTTCTTGCTTTGGGCGCAATTCCAATAATAATATATTTCATATTTTCAAAAGAAAATACTTGACCAAAGGTATTAGGATTAATACCAAATTTCTTAGCATAGGTTCTGTATTCAAGTTCTGCACCAGAAATACCTTGCTTTGTTTCAAGATAGGTTGTTTTGAGAGTTGTATGGAAACCAGCATCATTATAAGTAATACCACCAAGTTTTGCTGTAAATCCATATTTTTCACCAATTTTATTAATGGCATTTTGAATTTCCTGAGTAGCATTCTTCAATTCATTTGTATCCATATTATTCCCTCACTTTCTATAATATAATTATAACACAAAAAGAGGGTTTTGTCAACCCTCTTATTGCTTATTCAATATCAATAATCAACTTCTTCTAAAGGTACTTCAAGAATTTTTAAGACTTCTTGTTGCGCTTGATCATAACCAGCAAAATATGCTTTTGCAAAATCTTCATGTGGAAAAGTATTTTTAGCCCAATCTTCAAGATATTCAAGTTTGGTTTTTAATGTGAGAATTTCTATAATAATCTCTTTCCAGTGATTGCGTGCAAACGAAACAAAAACTGCATTAGCAGCGCTTTCCATTTCAGCAACAACATAATCACCATCAGCTATTACTCCTGTTCCACTATAATTATTATATGAAGTCCATTCATCACCACTAACTAGTCTTTCCAATGTTTTTGCCTCATCAACGTTTAGCATTCTTTGTTAATTCCTCTAAATTTTTAATTATCTCTCCTAAATATATAAGTAAAGTTACAAATAATGATAAATAACCACGCTCTATCCCTAAAGTTATTTTAAAAAGGGTATATAAAAATATTGCAATAATTGGGAAAATTAAAGACCAAAGCATTATTCTTCTCCTTCATCCTCTTCTTCATCATCAAAACTTTCATCTTCATCGTATGCATCATCATAAAGCTCCGCTTCTCTCAAAAGAGGAAGTGGTAAAACTTCAGGATTAGAAAAATCATAAGTTCTCTTATCAAAAGAGGCTCCCCAATAACATCCCTCAGCCTCAATTGTATTTTCTTTTGGATCATAACAATCCCAATTTGTAGGACACCAACCCCATCCTTTCATAGCTTCATTGGGTAAGTAGTGATTTGTAATTTCATCATCAAGATTCACAATCGTATAACCTTGATAATCAAATCCGCAAATAAAATATCTTTTACCATTGGAATGATTAACAAAACTCTGAGGATATGCAGAATAGTTGCGCCAAATATCTGCAATGACGTTCCCATTCTTTTTTATTAAATATCTTGATATAGCAAAAAATCCACTTTCTTTATAAGAAGTAATTTCAATCTCAATATCTTTTAAATACTCGGGCCAATCAGTGTGCCAATTAACAATTTCTCCATTACCTCGTGATAATCCTGCTTCTTTAACTTTTTCATTTCTATTAATAATTTGATCACGAAAATCTTCACTATCTAACCATAAAATTTCTTTCATTCTTCTTCATCCTCATCACTTTCTTCATCACAATAAAACTCTGGTTCATTATCACTTAAAAATTTATCTATCTCATTATTAATTTCTTCTGAAAGAATCATTCTTCGAGTATAATCCGTACACGAAATAATACCACTGCCAGAAGGATTTTTTTCTCCAATCTCTATCTGAAGAGGTTGAGTATAAACATGAATATCTTTATAAACAATATATGGCATTGCGTACATTACTGCGTCCGCGCAACAACCACAACTTGATCTATATTCAATATCAAATTCACTCGTTACCTTATTAATTTTTGAACTCGTTAAAAATCCTTTATCCCATCTAGTTGAACTCTCTTCTAAATCTGGATAAATTTCTAAAAGTTCTAGTTTTGCCTGTTCAATTGCTAAATTATTTTCATATTTCTTTTTTAAATGTTCATTCATTATTCTCTTAACAACCTTTCTGCTAATTTTAATTTCCATACATCAAAACACAATGGCCTTTTACCATTGTTTCTTCTTTTTACTGCTCTATCGTAAACTCCATTAAGAAGAAATCTAATAAATAATTGTTTAAGCATCTAATCATCATCCTTAATAAAGGCGGCCGCACCAACAATTACATACTCGTCATGTTTTAATCTAATATATGTGATTCCCATAAGTGGAAGATTACAATATGCCTGAACTCCCCACTTAGCGACTTTCTTAACAATCATTAGAGTAAGTCCCCACTCATGTTCTGGAACTACTTGAATAATATCTCCAATTTCAATAGGGAATTCAATATTTTCACTCATAATAATCTCCTTTTTTACCGTATAATATAATTATAGCACAAAAAGAGAAGAATGTCAACTCTTCTCTTCTGTGACTATTTCGTATTCTTTCTCAAAATTTTCTTGATCAGCAATAAAAAGCATTCCATCGCTATCTCTTACAATCCAATCTCCTTCTTTTACAGTTTTATAAGAAAATTTAAAATCTGAATCTTTATTTCGAATATGCGCCCAAGACTTCCCACCAATACAATTAGCAACTCCAAAATTTAATAAATCTTCTTTACAAAAATCAAGGAGTTCTTTTGGATTTGCTACATTAAATTTAAATGCTTCAACTACTTTATCTCTATTTTTTATTTTCATATTATACCTCCAATACAAACATTCTATTTTCTACAATTTGTTCTGCGTTTCTGTTTCCCCATTCAAAATTGTAACCAACAGGGGAGCAAATATAATGAGTATTTCCAATTACTTTATCTTTTGTAAAATGAGTATGACCAAAGATTGAATAAGTTGGAGCTACTTCTTTAATGAATTTAGAAAGATCTTCTGAACCAAAGAAAGGATTTGTATGAATAAATTCCATGTTTTGTTCAAGAAGTTCATAATGCGGAACCATGTGAGTCATAATAATTTTATTTTTAACTTCACAAATATCAAGAAGTTGATTCTGGATTCTCATTTTTCTAATAGATTCTTGACAAAACCATTCAGCTCCACCATCATCAGGCCATACTATAAACCTATGGTCAGGCCAAATTGATCCGTTTCCATAGACTTTACCTTTTTTCAATTGTCCAATTGAACCAAATTTATGCCAGGTATAATTATACCAACCAGTGTCAGCGATAATCCCCCAATCTTCAAAGATAATAGGAAATCCTGACATTTCATCACGATCTTCATGAAATCCTTTTTCTAAAGTATAATAATCATGATTACCATAAATTGCGTAAACTGATAGACCTTTATTCCAAAGTCTATTCATAAATTCTTTAGTGGTTTTTGTTGAATTGGAAATATCACCAGCAATCATTAGAGTTGACAAATTATATTTTTTGTATGTGTTAATAATTGCATTCTCAATATCATATTCTCTATTGTAATCAATGTGAAGATCACTAGTAAATCCAATTTTCATAATATTTCTCCTTATCCAAAAAATAAATTATGTAATGCTAAAGCAACAATAAATATTGAAATTGCTGGATATAGAAATGGAAATAGGACTCCTATTATTGCCAGTCCAATCATTGTTTTTATTTGCCATGATAATTTTCTCATTTTATATATTCTTCCCAATCTCTTTCCATTCTTCTTTGCTTTTGTCTGTTATTTGTCTCCATGAAATGTTGTAATATCCATGCTTGTTCCCATTGTTCTTTTGTTAGTTTTAGTTTTATTTGTACATCACTAATAGATGGCACACCTATCGTAACATTTTTTACTTCTTCTTCCATTTATCCTCCGAGCGGCTTGCCGCAATATATGCAGACTCTTAATTTTTCTGAACATTTGTGACAAAGAGTTTCTTGTGCCAAAGAGTAATTAGCAGAAACTTCTTTACAACAACAACAAGTGAAAAATTTAATTCCTTTCTTTATGGAAGATCCATCTTTGTTAAAATAAAGATCTATACATTTCTGATCAATGTTAGATATAAATTTTTTCACTTTCTTTTACTCCTCTTAATTTACTTATACTTATATTTTACCACCCTTATTAAGGGTTGTCAAGATCATGTTCTTTAATATATTCTTCAAGAATATCTCCTGTTATAGAACTAAAGTCTTCTTTCACTTTACTTTTAATTGGAGTAACTTTTGTTTGTGCAATACAAGAATATTCTTTTTTTTCTAAAGCTTCAACTCTATCCTTTAATTTAAATAACTCTTTTTCCAATTCTGAGTTTTCTACAATCAATCTTGCAAGTTGTTCAGCAACGACTGTTTCTAATCTTGTTAACATTTATCTACCTCATTTATTAATAAATTATTTTTTAACTTTATTTCAAATGCATGAACATGATGAGGCTGAAGACCTAAAGATGTTTTAGTTTTTAGTAAATGCTTCATTACTGGACCTATATCTCTATCATCATCTAAAATAACAAAATTTTCTACTTCTGGATGCCTACAAATCCAGTCTTCAATCTCATGTCCACGGCATCTTTCATTATTTGAATATACTCTAAAATCTGGAGTAATATCAAATATTTCATGACCAATTGACTCTAATGCTTTTCCTAGTGTTTTTAAATCTGAATCATAATGTCTCCAACTTGAAGATACTACAATTTTACAGTTAAATTTTTCAAGAATTTGCTGCAAACTTTCTAATGCTGTTTTTGAAAAAGCTTCATTTCTAAAACCTTTAATAAAAACAATATCATTTACATCTTTTCTTAACCAGCAATTATCATTATTTAAAACACCATCAACATCTAAAAATAATATATTCATAAAACCTCTTTTATATTTTTACTCTATTATAATTATAACAAAATTAGAGATAATTGTCAATCTATTGACAACTATTAAAAGATATGATATTTATTCATTATTATATACGCGCGCGAGAAGTCAAAATATTGACTTAAGTTTAAAGATATAGTATAATAATATTATAAAAACAAAAGGAGAAAAAGATGTCAAATATATTTGATCGAGATTTTGAAAGTGAAGTTAAGAAAATGAGAAAATTGAAAGGTAGATATAATTTACCGGAAGATTTTGACACATGGGATTCTTTTGAAAAAATTATGTTGATTTCTATTTTCCATTGTGAAATGCGAAAAATGCTTATTGTGAAGAATAGAATTTTCTTTACTAGCCTCGCATTATTCGGTTCAATTACATCCTTTATTTCTCTCCCTTGGGGAATTTGGAATGCTGTTCTTGCAACCTTTATGGGTTATTTAAATGAAAAAAAGATTGTTGACACCTTCGCAAAAATGTAGTATAATTATAAATACGGTGGTAGTGTAATGGCAAGCACAGTTGACCAAAAAAATGTATCTGGACATAGGTGCATACAGCAACTTTAATTAATACAATCTGCAAGAGTAGGTCCAATTCCTACCCACCGTACCAGTGTTTGGTTTGTCAGTAGACTTCCGTTGTGTAAGTAACTGTTATTTATCTACCTCTAGCACAACTGGAAGTGCAACATTTTTCTAAAGTGTTGGTTACAGGTTCGAGCCCTGTGAGGTAGACCAATTTTAACACTTTGGTAGTTTGAGTGTATAAAATTACCATACATGGCCAATTCGTATAATGGTTAGTACAGCGAGCTTTGACCTCGCAAGCGGAATAGGTTCAATTCCTCCATTGGCTGCCACAAGGAAGATTGCCCGCAAAGGCATAAAACTCTCGCCGCTAAAGGAGACAAATAACTGTGTAGGAAACTTGGCAGTTGGAAGATGATTAATAAATTGATATAAAAGGAGTAATTGATTATGAGGAATACAATCTTGTAACACTTAGGAGGTGTTGCATATGTCGCTTGATAAAGCAATTAAATCTGGAAAAGAACATCGTAAACCGTATTATGGAGCACAAGCCTGTGATGCAAGTTGTAGGCCACACGGTGGTTGCACATATTGTAGAGAAGGTAGACTTCATAAATATAAAAAGAAAATGTTAAAAGAAAAAGATTATAAATCAGAAGTTTGACATTAGTTAAAAAGTATGATATACTATAAGAGTAAGAGTGGTAAAAGTGCTCCCTCTTATATTTAGAAACGCAGATTCCGCACATCTGGCAATTGTGAAAAACTTTATTCTCACATATAGCATATCAAAGCTCTTGACAAATGTGTGAGAATGTACTACACTAAGTATATGGTTATAAGTGTGGGCTATGAGCCTGATCTTCGGGAAGTTTATCTGGTCAAAAAAGAAACTTCGACCCCTGCCGTGGTTGGTAAATGGCGTGTGGACGCGGATCATGCGTTCGAGACTACTGGGAACAAAACTCTTAGTGAGACAAAATCCCTGCTGTTGGCAGATCAGTAAAACTGCCATCATATTCCTTCGTGATGAAACTGATATCATGCTTGACTGTTAATCAAGTTTTCTAGGTTTAAATCCTAGCGTTGGAGCCATGACGCTTTGGCGTTATTTTCGGGACAAATAAACAAAACCCGTATTTAATTTGAGATAAGAGAAAAATAATGAATCAATATCGTAAATTTTTACTAATTGCGATGGGGTTCATGACTTTTTTTATTGTTAGCACAAAAAGTTTTGCACTAAATGGTGTAAGCATAACAGAATTAATTGCGAAGGCTAAAAGTAAAATTTGGCAAGAATACCCAGGTATAGAAGAAATATGGCCTCCGTGTTTAAACGAACATTTTACTATTCAAGAAACAGTGATTCTAATAATTAAAAAAACAATTGCAACAACGGGAACAACAACAACAATAGCGACAACAACAATAACAGAAAAAGAAACTCAATCAACTGGAGATTATTGGATAGATGAAATTGTGAGATTAACAAATGAAGCAAGAATTAATGAAAGATTAAGTGAATTAAAACTTAGTTCTTCTCTTAATCTAGCCGCATCAATTCGTGTAAATGAATTACCAAATAGTCCAGATATTCATATAAGACCAAATGGAGAACACTTCTATACAGTCTTTAATGAAGTTGGTCTTTCTCCATCGAGAGGTGGAGAAAATTATAGTATTGCTACTGCAAACTGTTATTCTCCAGAACAAATTGTAAATGCTTGGTTGGCTTCACCAACTCATAAAAAAAATATTATGAATGGTGAATATACTAAAATAGGTATTGGACATTGTATAAGTGGTGATGATGAATATTTTGAACAACTTTTTACAAATTAAATATTTGACTTCAATTAAAAATTATGTTATAATTATATTATAAGGTTAAGAGAAATCTTGTGTCGTTTTGCAGTATCGGAGAAACTGCACGTCTAATCAAATAGCTTTTGGCTCGTTCGTCGTTAAGACGAACCTTGGATAGAGTTGCCAGCGTGAAGGTACAATAGATCGCTGGACGAAATCCCACACTATAATCTTGAGTTATACCTAGGAAGATGCTCATAACAAGGTGTGGAACTGTGCACAGTCTAGTAAACCAAAAGATATTTGATTAGGCGTAAAAATCTAAATTCTCTCCAAAAACAGCAGTAAAAGTGATTTTTCTGGTGAAAATATGGCACTATCTTCTAATGGATTCGGAAAGCGGCCCTTCAAGTCGTTAATCAGAGTTTAATTCTCTGTAGTGTCACCATTGACAAGCTACCGTCATAAAACAAGCCGTGCTTAGGCCACGTTAAACTCCTATGACCTAGTTATGTCATTAAACCAACTTCCAAGGAATGTACACCTAACTGTCAAAAGCTAAAAGTACCGAACAGTCAATCGTCAGGAACTTGGTAATTGCGCCATGAAGCAATGGGTCGTTATACACCTTTAATAAAGTATAACGAGGAATTCATTCCGATAAAATGGACGGCTTCCAACACTCCGTAAGTTGAACCCAAACCGGAAAGGTAGATATGTTGGCTGATACTTGGCTAAGAGCTAAGCGCGCACTCGTAAGTGCAATGATAAACTTGTCATTTAAAATAAGTGAGTCGCCCGACCAGCAGGCGATATAGCGGATATTGCTTCCGATGCTGGTTTATATGGTAGTGTACTCAAACGGTCAAGAGGAACGTCTGATACGCGTTTATTAATAGGTCCGACTCCTATCACTACTACCACAGTTCTCTTCATAGTCGTCGTTAGTCGATAAAGACGAAAAACTCGACCACCAAGTTCTTCGGAACTCAAACATTTGACAACACTCAAAAACTATGTTATAATTATATTATAGCAATTGGAAATGCACCTTGACATTACTAATAAATAATCTTAACCCAGTGAAGAACGTCTAATCAACGTGCTGGGAGTTTAGGTATATTGAGTTATCTATAAATGGGATACTTTTTATAGGTAGGACTTTTTAATAGTAGTAATACTGTTAATCGAGAGGGAAACCCTCAAGGATAACTAGACGTGCTTATTGTATTGGAAGAATAAGACACACAACTTTTCGGCGTCGTAATAGGCAGCCCTGCGGGAAAGAAGCCAGCAAGTCATTGATGGGAGTCAATGAACCGCTACTGGTAACTCCAAACAAGACGTTTCGTTGTGAAACACAGAAATGTGATATAAGAAAAGTAGGTGGTTCGAGTAGCTCAAGACGAATTCTGGTGATAAAGAGATTTACAACTCAATTCTGAATGATGGGTGAAAGTTGCAGGAAAAAAATCCTGTGCGTGCTAGGTCGAAAGATTGGGCAGGAAGTTAGAGGTCGCTCCTCGAAGCTCAGACCTGTCTACACGGTGGTCGAATATTCCCTAATATGATTGGTAAGGCGAAAGTCTAAAATTATTTGTTAGTAATGTTAAGGTTCAATTAAAGATACTCACAGCAACTTCATTTTCACCAAGGATATGAAAAACCCAAAGTATCTTGTATACGGTTTCGTAGTTCAATGGACAGAATAGTGGATTGTCACTTCACAGACGCCAGTTCAATTCTGGTCGATACCGCCATAGGCAAGTACGCCTTTAAAGTGCCGATACCGCAAATCGTTAAAGGATCAGGCAACTCGATGGGAAGTTGTGACTCGCCAATCCGTCCACGATTGGTCGGAGTGTCTTCTCCGAGATCAAAGAACAGTACAATAATGTGCTATAGAGGTTGCGGCCGCACCTCAAATTATCCCGCTATCTTTATTGGGAAAAGGAAAGACGGATTTTAGCGATTAGTTATACGTAGTGCACGTAAAGGCGCAACTATCGCAACCAAATTAAAGATACTCACAGCAGCCTTAAAAACAAATTGTTAATGATAAAATGTATCTTGTTTAAAAAAATAATTATTATAGGCACTTACAGCAATTTTAAAACTAGTAAAATCGTATTTACACTTTTAAAGTGTCTAGTTAAATACATTGGCAGATGTATAAACTGCCACCATATCGCAGGGAGAATTGGCATTCAAGTGAGGCTCATAACCTTACCTCCACAGGATCGTAACCTGTCCCTGCCCCCAGTAGAGAGTGATTTATATCACTCTCTTTTTCTTGATTTTAGTCTGTACTTATGCTATAATTATAATAATAATTATATTATTACTCTAGTTAAAAAGAAAAAAATTGAATGGCAGTAACGTTGACTAAAATCAATACGTATGATATAATATTATTATAATAAAAATGAAAGAGGAGACTACTTATGGATACCAAAGCTAGAGTTAGAGCAAGAGAATCTCTCGGAGTACTTGAACAGGCACTTGCCGAAATTTTTGCAGAAAAGAAAGCTGATGAAATCGCAGGTCAAGTCTTAAATTCTGTTAAAACAAAAATTGATTTGTTTATTAAAGAGAATTACGGGGATCTTCCTCGTAAAACTACTATTCGTTATAATACAAAAGATATTAAGTTTGATGAGGTTGTTCATGAAAAATTTGAAACAATTTTGTCTTTCGTTCACCAAAATGAACCTGTTTTTATCACTGGACCTGCTGGTTCTGGTAAAAACGTAATTTGTAAACAAATTTCAAAAGCTCTTGATCTAGAGTTCTATTTTGCCAACGCTGTTACTCAGGAATATAAAATTACTGGATTTACAGATGCTATGGGACGTTATCAAGAATCTCAATTTTATAAAGCCTTTAAAGATGGCGGGTTATTCATGCTGGACGAAGTTGATGCTTCTATTCCAGAAGTTTTGATTATTCTTAATGCCGCTATTGCTAATAGATACTTTGACTTTCCTGCGCCTATTGGAAAAATTGAAGCACACGAAAACTTTCGTATCATTGCCGCAGGTAACACTTTCGGTACTGGTGCTACATATCAATATGTTGGACGTAATCAGCTTGATGCCGCATCTCTTGACCGTTTTGCAGTAATCGAAGTTAATTACTCTGAAAATATTGAAAAAAGTGTTTGCCAGAATAATACTGAACTTATCACTTTCTGCCGCGACTTCAGAGAAGCTGCACGCAAAGCAGGAACTCAGACTATTGTTAGCTACCGTGCTATGGGTCGTATTGCTAGAATGGAAGATAATCTTGACATGGAAACTCTTCTTAAATCTAGCTTGCTTAAAAACCTAGAAAGAGACGATATCAAAATGATTATCGGTGGTTTGAAGCATCAGAATAAATATAGAAGTGCTTTGGAGAGGATGGTAAAATAAATGAATATCCAGGGAGAAGTTAAAACTTCTGATGGTAGAATTAAATATGAAATCTTTGAAAGTACAAGCGAACTTGCTGTATCCAACAAAGAGAGAAAATTTAGACATGGTGACGATACTATGCGTAGAAGCATTGGTGGAGATTGGCATGGTGTTAAATCATATGATGAAGCTGAAGAACTTCTCTCTAATGGTTGGACATATAAAACCGATGAATTGCGTAAAGTAATTAATGGTGTTGAAAAGAAAATTTATGAAAAAAGAACTTCTTTTAAAAACAATGTAGTAGGATACGTTCCTATTGTTCCATTGGCTATTCAAGGAGTTCCAAACTCTATGATTGATGTTCATTATAAACCAATGAAATCGAAAATTGTTGATATTTATTACGATATTACTGTAAACTGCGGCACTTCTCCAGAAGAAATTTTGAAGCAAGGGATTGCAATTACAGAAGCAATTATTGATCTTGAAAGACAAGGATATCGTGTAAGACTTAGTGGGGTACAAAGCTATTCTAGCAGCAAAACTGCTGATTTGCTAGTTATTCGTATTAAAAATGAATCTCAACCTCTTGATCTAAAACGTATTATGTTTCCAATGATGCATCCTGCTATGTTTAGAGTTATTGGATTTGCATGGTATGAAAGATGTCCATTTTCTACTGAGCGTAGTGGCTACGGTCATAATATGAGTAGTGAATGGGAATATGAACAAATTAAAGAAATGATGCAAAAAGCGTTTGGAACAAGTATTATCTATCTAGGAGCTGCTAAAATGGGTAATGATCCAAGAGCATATATTGAAGAAAAATTGAAAGGATTAAAATAAGAGGCGAAAGTCCTCTTATTTTTTTCAAATTGTTGACTCTAGTTAAAATTTATGATATAATTATATTATAATGATGAAAGTAGAGAAAAGATATGAGAGACCCCAGAAGAATCACAGGAACTCTTAGAATTTTTGAAAGACTCTGGAATAGACATCCAGATCTTAGATTCCAACAAATTGTTGATTTAATCAATACTGAAATTATTTTTAGTGGAAAAGATCCTCACTATATTGAAGAAGAAAAATTAAATGAAATCATAATTAAATTGATTAATAAGACCTACTAATTGAGTTTTTTTAACTCAATTTTTATGGCTCATACTCAAGGCGAGGGCAATGTTTCATACACATTTGCAGAAATGGTGGCATTTTGCCACCAAAATCTTGTGATTTATTCTAAATAAATCTACATCTATTATAGGAGGTGATTTTATGGGATTAATTTATAAAATTACAAATATAATAAATGGTAAAATGTATATTGGACAAACATCTTTTTCTTTAGAGCAAAGATGGATTAAACATTGTTATGATGCAAAAAAAGAAACAATGGAACAAAGACCTTTATACCAAGCAATGAATAAGTATGGAAGTGAAAATTTTCAAATTGAAAAAATAGAAGATTGTGAAGATGATGATTTAGGTTGCCGAGAAATTTATTGGATTAATAAACTTGATACTTATAAAAATGGATATAATGCTACTTATGGTGGCGAAGGTAAAAAACTTTTTAATACTGAAGAAATAATTAAAACATATGAAATGGGATTTTCATATGAGAGTACAGCAAAAGTAGTTGGATGTTGTCCATCTACTGTTCAAAAAACAATTAAAAGTAAAGGATATTCAAGAAAACCTTTTGAATATTTGTTAAAAAAACAAAAAGCAATAAATCAATATTCATTAAATAATGAATTTATTCAAACATTTGATTCTGCTGCGGAAGCAGCAAGATACCTTCTCAATCAAGGTATTATAAAAAACTATAGTGGTGGAATAAGAAGTCATATTGCTGACGCTGCAAAAGGAATAAAAAGAAAAACTGCTTATGGATATAAGTGGAAATTTGTAGAAAATTTGCCAGAAGACCAAGGAGGTAGCAATCTTTCATAAGGATTCGCGATTAGGTTCAAATCCTAATTTTGGCACCATAGGCACATACAGCAAATCAATTGGATTTGAAATCCCGCTAAAAAAAGGTGTCTAGAAGGAGATAAAGGAAAAATGTTTATAACAGAATTAAAGAAAGAAGTAGCTCGCTCAACTGTACAACTCACTGAAAATGGTGCTTTAGGATTTTCACAAACTGGTAAAGCTCTTTTAGATATGAATTTCAGAGTTTCAAGCTATCGTAATTTAGATGAAGATAAAATCTTCTCTGATTTTATGAAAGCATTTAATGAAAATGAAATTATGACTATGCGTTGGCTTTTTTATGTCCGCGATATTCGTGGAGGTCTTGGTGAACGCAGACTTTTTAGAGTAATTACTGAAAAGATGACTTTAGAAAATTCAGAAATGATGGAAAAAGTCCTTGGACTCATTAGTGAATTTGGACGTTGGGATGATGTTCTTGTTTTCATGGGAACTCCTATTGAAAACAAAGTTAAAATTTTAATTGCAAAACAATTAAAAGAAGATATTGAGAATATGAAAAAGGGGGAATCTATTTCTTTGCTTGCAAAGTGGATGCCTTCTATTAACGGTTCTAATAAAGAACGTAAAATTACAGCAACAAAACTTGCTAAATCATTTGGAATGGATCAAAGAACTTATCGTAAGACTCTTTCAGAGTTGCGCGCTTACCTTGATATTGTAGAACGTAAAATGACTACAAAAAGATGGGGAGACATTGAATATAGTGGAGTTCCTTCTCGCGCGAACTTGCTTTATAATAAAGCATTTTTACGTAATGATGAAGAACGTCGTCGTGAATTTTTAGGAAAAGTTGAAAAAGGAGAGAAAGAAATTCACTCTGCAACTAACTTTCCTCATGATATTGTGCATAAGTATATGAGCTATAAAGCAAAAGATCAAACTCTTGAAGAATTGTGGAAAGCTCTACCTAACTATGGTGAAGATATGGTTAATACCCTTGTCGTTGCTGATGGTTCAGGTTCAATGACTTGTACAACAGTAGGAAATACTAAGATTCTACCATTGTCAGTTGCTAATGCTTTAGCAATTTATTTTGCAGAACATTGTGTAGGTGGATTCAACAATACCTATATTACATTTAGTGAAACTCCTCAAATTGTTTCTTTGGGAAAAGGAACTCTTTATAGTAAACTTAAAATTGCACAAAGCCATAATGAAGTAGCTAATACTAATATTGAAGCTGTGTTTAATCTTATTCTAAGTACTGCAAAAAGTGCGGGAATGAAGCAGGAAGAACTTCCTGCTACAATTCTCATTATTTCAGATATGGAATTTGATAATTGTACTAATTCAACAGGATATTATGGAAGCAGAACTGGATTCAAAACTCCTAATAAAACTCTTTTTGCAGAACTCGCAAACCGTTATGCAAATGCTGAATATAAACTTCCAAAACTAGCTTTTTGGAATATTATGTCTCGTACAATGACTATTCCTGTAATTGAAAATGAAGCAGGAGTAACTCTAATTTCAGGTTTTAGCCCTACTTCAATTAATATGGTTCTTGCAGGAGAAGCAGATCCCTATAAAGCACTTGAAAAAGTACTTATGAATGAACGTTATGATGTAGTTGAAGAAGCTATTTCTTGACAAATTTCAATTAATATAATATAATTATATTATAAGGTTGGGAGAAGAACCTCCCAACCACTATATACAGGGCGAAGTATAATGATTTTGTATGCAACACTTGGGCTGTTGTGGAGCGGTTTGATTCCGACGCCTTGTACCAGGAGAATTATGAAATGTTTTTATTGTGAGTCTGAATTTGAAATTAAAAAAACTCAAGGCGGGCAAAATAGACAATTTTGTTATTTTTGTTTACCAGAAAATTCAGATAAAGAAGAAAGAGAAAAATTAAAAACAAAATTATTATATCAAAAAGCAAATAAAATAAAATTTGAAAGAGGTTGTGATATTTGTGGATACAATAAATGTGCATCTGCTTTAGAATGGCATCATGAAGGGAATGATAAAGAAAATAATCCTGCAAATTTTATGAGAAAAGGAACTATAAAACAATATCAAGAATATGAAAAAGAAATAAAAAAATGTATTCTATTATGTGCTAATTGTCATAGAGAAATTCATTCAAAAGAATAATCAATCATATAAAATTCTGTCATTCCGACCAATGAAAAGGAGAAAGTTATGTCAAAAAAATACATTGTATCAGAACAAAGACTTCGAGACTTAATTGAAGCAGAAGAAAAACTTTGCGCACTTAATGCAGGTGGAGTAGATAATTGGTCATGGTATGGAGAATCTATGCGTGATTATGTAATAGCGCAAGGACTTGAAGATTCAGATGATCCATTTGAAGAAATAGTTGATAAGGAAATTCTTAATTATCAGGAAAAATACTAATTTGCCGACGAGGGGAAATAGTCGTTAAATAATTCTCAGCTCGGTGGCTAAACCGCTAATTTCTTCTTCGAGAGTTCGAGTCTCTTCACTTGTCAGTGCTGACTGGAAGGTTGAAGTATTAGTGTAGAACAAGTTTCCCCCTACTAATTTATGTCGTATAAATGGAAGTAGGCAGTACAAAGCGAGAATTAACGACATAGCTGAGTACACGTTGCGAACGGGAATGCGCGACAACTAATATATTGGAAGTTGGCTGGCCTGCCTTTTCCTTATTATAAAAAATACCACTGTTATGTAATTTATAGGGAAGTTTTCTACATAAAAGTAGAGACCACCTAAAAATTATATTATGGTGGTATTTTGTATATGGAGGATGGTAATTATGCCTTATAAAAGCGAAAAACAACGTAAGTTCTTCCATTCAAAAGGTGCAGCAAAAGCTGGTATTACAAAAAAAGATATTAAAAAATGGGACAAAGAATCAAAAGGTCGTAAAATTCCAAATAAAGTAAAACGCAAAAAGGGGAAATAAAAATGGCAAAAGACAAAGATAAGGGAAAGAAAGAAGAAAAGAAACAACCAAAAGACAATAAGAAAGCTGCTCCAAAGAAGGGTGGAAAGGGAAGTAAGTAATATGACTTGCGCGACCGGTGGCGGAAAAAGAAAGGTAAAGGTAAAAAAAAAGGTTAATTCAAGAGGGAGATAGTCTCCCTCTTGACTTATTATCGAAACTATGATATAATATTAATATGAGGTGGGATATGTGGAACACGTAGATACAATCTTAGATTTTTTAGATGAATATGGATATAATATGAGTTATGCAAATGATGGTGAAAAATCTTTTGCTAATGAAGCTTACGAGGTAATGAGAGAAAAAGCAAAATCTCAAAATGCTTTTATGTATTTTAATGGGAATCTACACAATTGGGAAAAATTTCTTTTTAGAAGAAATAATATTTTGTACTCTTGGTCTTGCGTTTATGCTCCTCGTCCATACTATATTTTTGAAATAGTTGGAGAAACTATTTATAAAGTATTTAATTATGAGGGATGATTTAATCTAGGGGACTCCTGGAACCTCTCTGCAAAAGAGGCAATTAGAAGTTTGACTCTTCCATCTCTCTCCAATACGCCGGACGAATCTTAAACTTGGGAGGCCTAGGGCAAAGCTCCAAACTTTGTGATAAAGGAGATCGTTACTTCCGTTCGGTGCCAAAAGAAAGGGGGATTATATGAATAAATTAAAGTATATTCGAGCAAAAGAAATTGAAGAATTAATTAATGATTTGGAAAAAGAAATTGACGGTTTAAAAAAACACGCTTTATTCTCTGTTGATTGCGATAGAATTACTATTTTTATGAAAAAAACATTTTTAGACGATTACGGTAATTATAATAAAACAGAAGTAATAGAAACAGAATTAGACTCAGGAATACTTTATAATTATTATAGAGAAGCAATTGGGGCTAAAGAAAAGAAAATTAAAACTCTTGAAGAGGAGTTTGATAATCTATGACAAATTCTATGAAACACAAAATTAATAATATGACTTATGAAGAAATGCTATATCTTTGGCGTTTCTCTCCATCTGGATATGAGTTCTTCCAAGGAGAAATTGGAGAATATTTTTCAAAAGTAATGGCTGAAAAAAAGAAATTAGTTGATCATGCTCAAATTTCAAAAATAATTGGTTGGAAAGAATAGTTGACTTCAGTTAAAAATTATGTTATAATTATATTATAGAAAGTGAGAAAAATAAATGATGAAAGAAAGACGCAAACACTATGTCATTCCCTACATTATTATTGATGGCACTCCACAAATCTATGATGTAATGGCATTTAATAATTTAGATGCAATTCAAAAATTAGCATTTGATTTTCTTGTAAATGATGATGAAGGTTTTGATTTCGATACTCTCGAAAATAAAATTTATTGTTGTAATTTGAATGATATATATGAAATACTTCAAGATCGTGAAATTTATGTTGGAGAACCATATCAAATTATAGTTGGAGGATTAGAATGAAAAGTGATTTTAAAGATAAAATTTATACTTTCACAGTTGAAAATGATGATGGTTCAAATAAAATTGAAATCATTCGTACTTCTAATTGGGAGGGTTTAAAACCTTGGCAACAACTTAATATGTTTAAAATACTTCTTCTTCAACAATCTTGGAGTGAAGATTTAGTTAAACGAATTAGAGAACTTGATAATGATGAACTTGAAATTCTTAAAAAAGAAGATTGTCCTATTCTTGAAGAATATAGATAGGGTGCTTTGCGCCCTCATATGGGCGTATAGCATAAATGGCAAATGCACCAAACTTTTAATTTGGGTGATTGGAGTTCGAATCTCCATATTCCCACCATCGGCTTTTATCTGTTTGTGCCGTAAAAACTAAATATTTCTCTTGCGTTGCTATTCAGCGGAAATGCGACTCTTGGGCGGTTAGGATCAAATCGGGTAATCGGCAGAACAACTGTACGAAACTGTGGAGCAATGAGTGGTCTCCACCCAGAAAGCACCCCTTAGTAATTACCAATTCATTCTTTAATGGAATTGGCGTGTCCATACGTCAGTTGGTGTTAGTAGCCGTAACTACTCGGTGATTGAGCTGTTTTCCTACGTTATTGGAAGGATCAGCAGTTATGTATTATCTATAAATACTTGGGTATTGTAAGTTTTACCTCAATGTAACTTGACGTTTCTCCTAGACGTAAATATAGAGCGGAGTGCCACTCCCGTAGGTTCGTGCACGAGCCATTGGCAAAGCAAGCTGATGCTTAATAAGTCGTACCACATTCGCGTTAAGTGGTCGTTTGGCAGAACGTAAAACTGCCTAATATGGGGGATGGGACTGCATGAAGTGGTCGTTTGTCTTGCACACAAAAATTCAGATCGGTTTGATTCCGATATCCTCCACCAAAACTCCACAATACTGTGGAGTTTTTTGACTCACTATTATTATCCACTACATATTATTTGAGAGAATAATATGGAGGTTTTATGCAAAAACTAACTCAAGAAGAATTTCAACAAAGAGTCAATGAAAATTCAAATGGACTTTATGAAGTTATATCCGAATATCAAGGAAAAGATAAAAAAGTAAAACTTCATTGTAAAAAGCATAATTGTGATTTTGAAAAAGTTGCTGATGCTGTAATGAGAAGAGAGGCAACAAGTTGTCCAGAATGTAAGAAAGAAAATTTTAATAAAGATAAAATTGAAAATCTTATTCCTTTATGTGTTATGTGCCATGCTAAAGTAACTAGAGGGTTAGCAAAAATAGAAAATCGTCAATTAGTTGACATTAATTAAAAATTATGTTATAATTATATTAGATGAGATGGAGAAACCCTATCTTGTCCACCA